GTGTCGAGCTAAGTCCTTGATTTATAAGGAACTACCCCGCCCCTAAGTCCTTGATTTTATTACAGTTCCTGTTTTGTCTTATGCATCAATAGGTTATAACTGACCTAGGCGATGATAAGTTATTGATTTTTCTAGACTACCTAGGCCAGCCATCGGCGTCGGAACCACGTAATGGCAGACCGTCTTCGAGCCGTTTCTTGTCGCCGGAGTGGCAGCCGGCGCAGAGCGATTGAAGTTCGCCGAACCAGAATTTGTTGCGATCTCCGCGATGCGGTTGGACGTGATCCGCGACCGTCGCCGCCGTATAGATTTCCTGCGCGAGACACATTACACACAGTGGATGGTGCGCGAGCTGCGACAGTCGCCGCTTTCTCCACCGGGTGTCGTTGTACCAAGAACTATACTGACCCATCGACGCGGTTCCCTCGGAGATCGAAGATGCCTTCAGGCTCGTCGTCTTCGACTTCATCGACTTCGGTCAGTGCTGTAATCAGATCGCTCTGCTTCAGAATTAGTCGCGCCATCAGTATGCTGTTCCGTTCTACGTTTTCCGATAGCTTGACTACCGCTACGCTTAAGAACTTCAGTTGCTCGATCACGAGCGATGCGGCTCCACTTTCTGAGCCACGCTCGTCTTCGTTCGCATCCTCGGCACGGCATTCGCCTTCCCCGTTCACAGTGGTACTCGCTTTAGACTCGTCGGCGGTTTCGGCTTTACGGATAGCGTGATTGAGTTCGATTTATTCGATTCCTTGCCATTGATGTCGGTCGCGGTGGCATAGCACGCTTGTGCGCCGGTTAGTTCGACGGTCGCGGTCGCGGGTACTGGAGGAACAGAGGCGACGAGTACAGGAGTAGCACCGCAGTAGACTTTAATGGTGGATATATCCGAAGTCATTAGCGGCGAGCCGTCCGTGTACTGCGTCGGGTTAGTCCACGAGAGTTGATAGACGGCGGCGTGTGCCGATACGGATACCATCAGCACGAGCAGTACACCAACGATTATCTTGGTCATAGCTCTTCCTCGCGTTAGGAGATCCACTCTATCCATTCGATAGGCTCGATCCAACCGATGCCATTACCGCCTTCGCCCGGCTGTGGTAACGTTCCCTCATCATACCCTGCAACTGTCGATGGCTGTGCCTGCAATGCACCGCTGCCCGTTATGATGCGTTTCGCTACGCCTGCGACCGTCGATGCCTGTGGCATGACGTTCCCGAATCCGTTAATCGACCGCTCGGACTCTCCCGCGACCGTCGATGCCTGTGCAGCCAGCACACCACTGCCGGTGACGACGCCGCTGGCGTTCCCCGTACCGCTAACCGTGGACGATTGCGAAACCGCCGCGCCGCTACCGCTGACGTGACGGGACGCTACACCAGCGACCGTCGCCGACTGTGCTGTTGGTGTGCCGCTTCCCGTAACCGTCCGCTGACCGGTTCCGGAAACCGTACTGGCCTGCGCCTGTAGTGCGCCGTTGCCGATGACTTCGTTGTCTTCGGTAACGGTCCCGGTTCCGGCTACCGTCGATGCCTGTGAAGCTGCGGTACCGCTGCCGGTGATCTCCCGCTCCGCCGTCCCGGCGACCGTAGCTGCCTGTGAGACGGCAGCGCCGCTACCGGTGACGTGGCGTTCCGCCGTCCCGGCGACCGTGGCGTCACCCGCCTGTAGGGAGCCGGAGCCGGTATGTTCTTGGAATTCGCTTACATCGCCGGAGCCGGCGACCGTGGCTGCCTGTGCGGTCGGGGTGCCGGTTCCGGTGACGGCTCTTTCCGCCGTTCCTGCGGCCGTCGCGTGCTGCGCAGCCGGCGAGCCGGAACCAGTGACGTGACGTTCCGCCGTGCCCGCGACCGTGCTGCTTTGTGCCGTCGGTGTGCCTGATCCTGTAACACCCCGCGTCGCTGTACCACTCGCCGTCGATGACTGCGCCGTCGGCGTACCGGAACCGGTGACGCCGGTCGCCGGTAGTAACTCGACCGTATAGAGTTCATACGGTCCGTTACCGGTCTGCGTGAACTGTGCGTTCGGCGTGTTCGAGCTTGCGCCCGGACTACTTTCCTCCGCGAATCCGACCGTGCCCCAGTTCGAGCCGGCGGTCGTATTGACCGTGACGATAGTTCCCGAGCCGGAAAAGTACGAACTGACCGCCACGCTGTCGCCGAAACACAAGCGCAGGATTTTAGAGTTCGCACTTTCCGCCGTAATAACCGGGGCGGCATTCGTGTTCGTACTGCTCCCGGTCGTCGGCGTTAACGTCTGCGAGCCGAACGGTGAAGCCGTCGCCTTCATGCCGCTGTAGCGGATAACGGTGGCGTTGTAGGATTCCGCGCCGCTATCGTGCGTCGCCTGATAGCTCGCCGGTTCGCTCGACCCGAACCGATACGCGGCCCAACACGCCGCCGAACCACTCGCCACCTGTCCGGGCGCGAAAATCTGCGTCCAACCGGACGGCGGCGTGAAGCTCGTCGGGACGCTATCGACGCAGATCATCATCAGGTATAGATCGCCGTTCGGCCGCGTCGCCGGCATGTTAACGGTAATAGTCCCGCTAACCTCGTTGCCGCTGCTGTTCGTGTTACTTTCGCGAACGATTGCCATCGATCAGCCTTCCGCGTATCGTGCGCCGCTGGCGGTAATCAGGAGTCGGGCGGAGATTACCCGGAGGTGCGGCCCGTCCCGATACCGCACAACTTCTTCCACCCCTATCTCAAGGCGGGGCGCCGTACGTCAGCGACGACATACTGACGGTATCGCCAGCGCCGACGGTCGTAGACGACAGGTTGATGTCCGAAGACGACGTGGCGACCGCACCAAGAAATATCGAGTTGCCGTTGCTGTCCTTGGTGACGAACTTGGTCACGGTTCCGCCGGTCGCGCTTGAGTCCGCCGTGATCGCGCTCGCAGTTGCAGTACCGCTCGAAGCTGCACCAAACGCCGGATCGCTGAACGTGAGCGTTGCTACCTCTGCACTGCCCGCGGTCTGAAACTCTAATGTTCCTGCCGCGGCGCCGCCATCGATGGCATCGACCACGAGGTCGGCGATCGCGTTCCGGATTGTGGTTGAGTGCGTGACCGCGTAAACGAGACCTGAAAGTACATCGCGAACGCGCTCGAAGTCGGGTAAAGAAACCGGCCTATGCGCCGGCAGTGCGATTGCGGTCATTGCTGTCCTCCAACGTGACCTTGCTGTGAAGTTTGAATTTCTTAACGCTGCCATCTTTGCAGCTTTTGATTTCGCCTTCGCCCCGGACTTCTCCGCCGTAGGCTTTTAGCGCGGATGATAATCCGCGACGACGCAGCGCGCCGAGAAACGCCGCCTGCTCCAGCCATCGTCTTATTCGATCCATGTTATCCACCGCGCGTTCTCGATCCATCCCCATCCGCCGGTATCATCCATTGGCGGCGTCGGCTCCAGTTGTATGACGTAGCCGCTCGCGTTCGACTCGCCGACGTTGTTCTGGACGAAAAGGTAGAGGTTTGTAAAGTCCGGAAACATCGAGCGTGTAATAGTTATGTCGATGCTCGTTGCGCTCCACGCCGTGACCGGCTGCGTGACTGCGCTCGCGTCGTTGATATTGTTCGTCGGCGAGAGTTTCACGAATCCCGCGCCTTGCGCCGCGATGAAATTCGTGCCGGTGATCGTCCCGGTTTCGCCGTCTAAAAACAGTTCGTCTTCCGCGTCAGTGATCGTCGGGAGGAGTATCGGATAGCTGAGAATGACAATGCCGGAACCGCCATTACTGCTGCCCACGCTATTGTTGCCACGCACGCCGCCGCCGCCGCCGCCGCGATTGGCTACGCCGTCATTCTTGCTGGTCCCGTCCTTGGTACCAGCGCCCGCGCCCGTTCCACCGGCTGCGCCGACTGTGCCAACATTCGATCCGCCGCCGCCGCCTGCGCCGTAGGTGACGGCCGATCCGGTGATACTTGACGAAACGCCCGCGCCTCCGGCCCCAGAGACTGAATTCGCGCCATTAGCACCGGCCGCACCCGCGCCGCCGCCGCCGCCGGTTCCCCGATTCGCGGCTGTGGTATGACCGAATCCGTTGCCGCCTGAAAACCCGCCACCGGTTGAGGTTCCGCCGGCCGGATTATTGCCCGTGCTTGTTTGCGCGTTACCGCCGCCGCCGGAACCGCCATCGACGGCATTACCGCCGGCATTGCCGAAATTACCGCCGCTATTACCGCCGCCGCCGCTGATTATTCCGTTCCATGTAGTTTGATTGCCGACACCGCCGGCACCTGATGCACCGGCCGCTATGCCAGCGCCGCCGGCACCGATCACAACCGGATAGGTTCCGACTGCGACGTTCAGCGTGCCCGGTTTTACACCTCCGCCGCCAGCGCCGGCAGTAATGTTGTTATTAGATGCCGTGTTATGCCCGGTGCCACCGCCGCCGCCAACGACCAGATAGTTCACCGCGCCAGCAGGCGACGCGCCGAGACTCGTGACAATAAAATCCGTCGAACTGTCGAATGTATGAATGCGATTGCCGCCGGACGTTGTGATCGTGCCGCCGGTCGCCTGAATGGTCACTTGATTATTCCGGCCGGTTGATCGAGCGGCGCGAGATGCCATCCCGGCGGATACGCGGCCGGTGTCCAGACATTCGCGTCAATCAGACTGACGTAGTGCTGCGCCTCCCACGTAATCTTTTCGCCTTTCAAGTACGCATCGTGTGCGCCGGTTGGCTGTATGAACTCCGGCCACTCGACACCGTATTCGCGCCAGCCAGAGACTCCCGGTTCCCACACATTCGCCGCCACCATCGAATGCCACGCGCGACCGTTGTGCCAGATCCACGCGCCTTGCGGGTACGCATCTTCGGAACCGACCGGCTGCACCCACTCGTGAACAAACTGCGGCGGCGAACATTCCTCCGAATCGTACATATCAACCCCCGCATATGCTTTGATTCGACCGTCAATCTCAGTCTCTTTCCAGTCTCCGCCGAGTCGGTCCGGCGGCCATTCCTCAACCTCACAGACGATCACGCGAATTACTTTCTTGTTCTTGCCGATCTCGGCGAAGTATCTGGCCACGCTACGACTCCTGATTGATACCTAGCAGCGCTTCGCCCGCTTCGCTCATCGCGTGTTCGATGTTGTCGATAGCGATAGCGTGATTCGTGGAATTACTCGCGAGCAGCGCGACGTTCTCGGTCAGTGCACCGATGGCTGCCATCTGTTCGGCCACGACGGTTTCCAGATTGGCAATGCGTTCTTCGTGATCTTCGCAGCACTCGCTTTCGTCGCTGTCGGAAGATACGAACGGACCGAGCGGTAAGCTATTCGCGTAAGGTGTCCCGTTGAAGTCCGCTCCATCCGGCACGCTCATCGTGTAGTTCGGCGGCGCGGACAACTCGCTTGTCGGGATCGGCGACGTGAGCGCAATCGTCGGCTTTATCATCGACATCACTTTAGCGCGGAACGCGAGCACCTGCTCTTCGCTCATGTGCCCGTTCTCGTCCGTCTCCATCAGCACCGACAGATCGGGATACGCAGCGATTTCAACTTCCATACCGCCAACGACACACTCGGTAGCAAACATCGTCGGCGGTTCTTCGTCGAAGTAGTTACCGCGAAACACGTCCGTGAACTGCGGATCGTTCCTGTCGGAAACAGGTACATCGCCGATGTGCGCGCACGCCCACACTCTAGGCGGGTTTTCCGTATTCAAGTTGTACGAAGCCGGAACTCCTGCGTGCACTTGCCAGTGCGCTTCGACCGGATTGATCGATACGCAGTTCATGAAGTACACGCCGGCGGAGTGCGGTTCACCTTCGAACAATGCGCCGGCTTTCGTCGCGGCCTGAGACTGAAGGCCGAAGGACTTCGCGAAGCCGATGCTGATGCAATGTTCGATCAGCGAGTCGTGTGTCTGATACCTCTGGAAGTCTTCCGGTTGGTTGTACGTGCCTTCCCAATCGAACGAACTGGAATGCACTTCATCTTGGATCTCGAAGCCCACTGAGCCGCGACCGTGATCGCCGCTTGTGAAGTCTTTGAACTTCTCGCGATCCGTGCGAATTGCAACACAACGAAGCAAGCCCATATTCGGCGTTCGGTCGTCGTAATATCCGTATTTGCCTTGGTCCACGATGAAGCCATCGATGCAGCCGCAAGTGTTGTTGCCACTGTTGCTGTTCGCCGCTTCGCTTGACCATCCATCCCATATCACCGGATCGTCATACCAGATATTCGTTCCCGTATCGGGATCACCTTGCGTGCCTTTCACTGCAAGTGCGGCTTGTCTGTTCTCCTCAGTGTTGAGATATCGGAACTCCGTGCCGGTGAAACACATACGCGGGCGGCGCAGGATCGCGTCATATACGCCAGCCAAGTGAATGCTCTGGTTCATGCTGCCTTCGCCAAGGCAGTTTTCCATCAGTAAGCCGTGCGCGCGTCCACCGGGAGTCTGCGTAAATTTCCAGTGTCGTCCGCCGCTCCATCGGCACGCGATGTCGCGCACCCAAAGCATCAGCAGATAGTCTACGTTTTTGTAGAAGTTCCACAGGCCCTCATACGAACCTTCCTTGAATCTTCCGTCCGGCAACTTATTCGGCGTCGGAACGAGCGCGAGCAGTTCGGCGTTCGTCGCACTACCGTACGGATCGAAGGTTGCCGCGCCTTGGATCGATGGTCTGGCTAGCCCGCCCAAGCCTTCAACTGGCAGGCCGTTCTCCATATGATACGCGCCGATGAAAAACGGATTTCCTTCCGCACCGACCATTCGAGTGTTGCGGATTTTTTCGGTAAGTACCGCCGTCGTCCCGGCTTTCAGTAGCAGTTGATCGCCGGTCGCGAACTTCGCCGCGTTGATATCCGCTGCGGTACGTAGTGCTTTCTCCGGAGATTCGCCTGTTGGATTTCCGGTACTCGTCGGATCGAAGAACCAAGTATTGCCTTGCGCGAATGGATCCACGTCGAACATGGCTGCAACTTTTTGATAACCGGCCGGCGTTTCTCGCATACGTTTTACTCGAAGAAGTAAGTGGACGAAAAAAAACGGCCTACCGTGGGAGCAGTAGGCCGTTTTCCGGAGCAGTCACCGCTTCGGGGAAGAATCGGTGAACGATGCAGCAGTTGGCATGGTGAGACTGGGAGACAACCGCGCGTTTCTTACAGAGACACGTGTCCTGCAAAATCTCCCGCCGGCGAACCGACGAGGCACGCGGAGTCTAGCGCGGCGACTTCCAGACCGTCAAGCCGTAGCCGGTTCTTACCGGTCCGTCAGCCGGTCGGCAACCGCTTCCTCCGCCGCTTCGGCCCACTGCCTGTACGTGGATTTGGCAAGCCTAAGGCAGTTCGCGGCGATCCGGTCCGGCTGGTTCCAGAGGTAGCGACGCACCAGCGTCTCCCGCATCCATTGAGGCAGGCTCGCGACGATTCGGTCAACCTCCAAGATCGACGAGCCGATCACTGGCATCGGCTTCCGCGCCGTCTTCGACTCGCGACCGTTCGCGCTCGGCTCGCGTAGCCGCGAACGTCGTACGCCGCGTGCCAGCCGATCCTCGCGCCGTACGTGCTCGATCATCGTCTGTATCGTGGATACGCTCGGATAGTTCAGCCGCTCGGATTCTCCACGACACGCCTTGCCCCACTCGTTCAGTCGATCAGCGACAGACATAGCAACACAACGATATACGCGCGAAGATCATCGTCATTCATCGCTTTTAACTGACACGGGGAATTTCGAATATTGTTCCAGCGCATCGAGTAACGCGCCGCTGAGCGCCGCGCAGACTGCCGCGACGATCAGCGTGTCGTTACTGCCTTTATTGCCTTCCGTAGCCTGCGCGAGTTTACGCGCATTGATCGACGTATCGAGTAACGAGCGCGATACGCATAGCCAGAACTTTCGGTCTAGCGTCGTCACGGCGCGGCGAATACAGACGGGATCATAAGCGAAGCGGCGAGCAAGGCGAGACCTAGCCACCCTAGATGAACGCGCGCCGGTTTTACCCAACCGAATGCCTGTATCGCCATAAAGACGACGGCGAGTATTTGTAGAATTACGACAAATAATTCAGTGCCACTCATTTCGATTCTCCCGGTTCTTTGTCAACGACTGCCCAATCCAGTTGCAAGTGCGCATCGCCTTCCGCATCTTCGCGTACTGGTATCCCGAACTCGCACGGACATACGAAACGATTGTCCGGCATAACGTAAATGTGCTTATACATCGGCGCGCCGCACACACACTTTTTGAACGGATCATCGAACCAGTCGGCGACGTTCAATTCGCCGTCGCGGTTCATTTTTGTACGTCCTTCGGTACGCACTGGTGGTCCGTAATTTTTCCGAGATAGCCGTTGCGAATCCAATACACGGCGAGTCCGTACGACTCGCATTCGGTTACGGCGTCCGTGACTTGTTCCGGCGAATACGGCACCAACGGCGAGGAACAGCCGAATAAGACGACGCACAGCAGGAGTCGCGTCATAGCTCTACTACCTGAATCCCCATCGCCAGTAGTATCGCGTCCTTCAGCTTATACGCCGGCGTCTTAGTCGCCGGTGATTTCGTATCCTCCACCACCATCGTCCCGTTCTCGATATAGCGGAAGTCTGCGCGATAGCGCGCGTGCCTGCCACTCCGGTAGACGATAGGCACACCGGCTATAGTCAGCTTAATCGTCGGCTGTATTTCCAGCTTAGAGATCGCGCCAGCCTTTTCGAGCAGTAGCAGTTCCGAATACCGTTTTGCTTCCTTCGCGGAGTCGAAGCGAATGCCATCGACCGTGGTGCGGCGCGCGCCGTATTTGTTCTGTCGTCGCCGTGGGTAAATCATTCGCACGCCACCCATACGACAGCGGTACGTCCGCTGCGCGTCTTTCGTTTCCGGCTCGAATCTCGCACCAGTCCTTTCTCGACAAGCTCGATTCGACGCGGCCGCTGTGTGCTCGGATTCATTTCCAGAAAGTCCTGCAACTCTTCGTCGGTCATACCATCGCTTCCACGGATCGCCCGAAGTATATCGCCGCGTAGCGTCGCCGCAGACGATTCGATCTGAACCGCTGCGCTGATACTGGTGTCGCTGTGCTTCTGATATTTCGTAACCCGCTCCGTGACCGGTCCGAACATATCGACCTGTTCCCCGCGTTTAATGCTCATCCAATGCCCATCCTTTTCTGTATAAGCTCGCGCGCGTCGCGCCGCTCGTCGTCGCGCTTCCCGACATCCATCCCGTTCGCCATCTTCGTTAGTTCCCGGTGAAGTTCCCACGCCCAATTCGCCGTCGGCGCGTTGCCTTCCCAATCCTCCACCAGCGCGTTCTTATACTCCACCAGCGTCTTCATCGTTTCGGAATCGACGCCGGCTATATCGGTTAACACGCGCAGCAATACACGGTTCGCGACGGACGTACACCGATCCGTCATGGCGATACCTTGTCGTGGTAATCCGGCGGCGGTTCCGGTAGCGCAAATTCAACGTCGGCGAGATCGCGCGCTGTCAATCGGCGCGCCTTCGCGTTACACGCTCGGCACTCGCCGATTACCATACCCGCGACCTGCCCGTTCAGATGGCCGCGCGCATCGCGCCACTGTGATCCGAACCACCAACGCGGCGCGACTTCCTGATGCGGACATAGCGCGAGGCGCTGCGCCGCATCTTCAAGCCGCTCAATTAGCGAACCAACGCCGTGATCCTTTCGCGCCGGTATCGCCGCCTGAAACTGCGGCAGCGTCGGCGGGAAGTCCAAGTGCTTCATCCGTATCTCGGTCATTGCCGCTTGCAATCGCTCGTCGTCGGTGCGGTCGATAATCTCGCACCAGTCTTCCGGCGGCGTCTTCCCGAACTGTTCCCCGATCCGCGCGCCGTAGTAGTCCGTCAGCCGTTTCCAGATTCGGTTCGCGCGATAGCTCGCTCGCTTCGTCATTCGCCTAGTGCCTCCATCATTTCGTCATAGCGAGTCTTCCGTGACTTTCCTCCGCCGTTCCTATCGCCTACCGGGAACAATCCTTGCCAGCCGTTCGCAATCGTCTGCTCCACTACCGCCGCTTGATCCTCGCCGAACTTCGCCAGCTTCCGCATCGCGGCCCGTACCGATGGTGGCTTCAACGGTTTCTTGATTCCCCGGCGATAGACCTCCCATTCGTGCCACGCTTTCAAGTCCAGTCCTTCGGGGAACTCGACCGGCGCGTCAGCGCCATCTTTTTCTTTTTTCTTTTTGTTTGAGTTTGAGTTTGAGTTTGAGTTTGAGGGGTCGGTCAGCGGCGGTTCCCGGCGGTTCCCGGCGGTCTCCGGCGGTCGGTCGTCGTTCGGTATCCGGCCGGCCATCCGGTCGCGATTCTTGCCTGATTCGACTTCCTTCGCGTTCTTCGCAGCCAGCCGCGCTTTCTCCCGGTAGTAACCGTGATTCACGATCCGCCAGCCCCAATCGCGGTGGGTATCGAGTAAGACGAGCCGCCGGCCTTCGTCTATCTGCGACCGGCTGTGCGCGTCCGGTTCGCAGAAGCGCGTCATACAGGCTCTCACTTCCGGTTCCGGCAAGCCGGTAATCCGCGCGATGTAATCCTGCGTGACATCGACTTCGCCGCGCGCGTCAGATAGCGACAGGACGATTGGCCAGAGTCCGATGTCCGGCCATCGTCCACATAGCGTCCCTCTCGTCAGCGAGTCGAATAGTGGCGTATATCCGCTCATGCACTCGCCTCCATCGGACCGAACCGGGATTCACGGTACGCTTCGAGCGCATCGGAGTGCGCGGTTTTAGCGGATGCTTCCGCGCGAAGACGGCGCACGTTAAATATCAGATCGGCGTTGGTCAGATGCTCCAGAACTTTGTAGACCGGCTCCGCGCCGGACTCGTGCGCTATCGGATAGCGGCGTTGAAGATGCGGAAAGAGTTCGTGCTGTTCGCTATCTTCGACCGTTCGCCGGCATAAGGCGCGCGCGAGTTGGCGTAATTCCAGATGCGCAGCGACATAGACGAGTCGCGGCGATACGTTCTCCGGATCGAGTTCGTGCATCGTTTCCGTAGCGAGCCATGCGGGACTAATCTGAATGTCATTCTTCCGACGTTCGAACACTACCGACAGCACCTGTTGAAGTTCTTTTTCTTCCTTCATTTCGGTCTCCGCTTAGTAAAGCCGGCCAGCCATTTCGATACGCCGCCGGCGAGTCGTGTAACGTCGGCTTGCATTGCGTCGGTCATTTCCGCGAGTAATGCAGCCGGCTCCAGTTCCAGTAGTCCGTCGCGCTCGAAGTCGCGTAGCCGTCCCCATAGCCACAGCGCTTTCGGGTCCATCGGTTTTTTCTTCGGCTTCGGCTTGTTCTTCTTGAGGATACCGCTAGTGCTCGGCTTCTTCGGCGCGGCCAGCGCCGCTTCGAACTCGGCGTCAGGTACGTCGGCGAGTTGCTGCCACTTCGATGCCTGATCCTTGGAGATACCGAGTTGCTTGAGGGTTGACGCGGTCGATGGACTCGACCGCGTACCGCGCTCCGTGCCCGGCTCGCGCGCGCCTTTCGCCTTTTCAAGTTTCTTAAGTAACTGTCCACCCTTTCGCTCGCCGCGCAATCGAATCTCGCAGGCCTGTCGCTCGGCTTCCGTATTCATCGCCTGCTTGAAATACATTTCGAGCGCGAGTGCTTTATCGCGTATTGATTTAACTTCATCGACTTTATACGCCGCCGAGATCGCGCGGCACATCTCGTCATACTTGATTAGCGTCGTCGCCGGTTCTTTCTTTCGTACTGCCTTGCTCGTCGTCATCGTAATCCCTCAGTGAATCGCACACGCACCATCGGATCGTGTACGGTGTTACGGTTCGGGAGATACGCCAGCGTGATCGCGCCGGCATCGTGTAATTGGTGAAGGCTTTCGAGAACCGTGGCGAGCGGTTTCTGGACGCGCTTCGCGATAAGTTCCGGCGAATAGGAAAGCCACGCGCGGCCGGCGAGAACTTCACGACCGAAGTTGCGGTCAAGTAAATGTTCGGCGCGATACTTCAGGAAGCCAATAACGGCTTCGCCATCAGCGTCGATTTTTTTCGCCATTGAACTTCCCCGAAGAAAGGCCGGACCGCGCCGCCGACGCGACGTGCGCAGGTCCGCTCGTCGTCAAACGTTGGACGGCACATCGAATCACTGAGGGTGGCGACGCGATCCGGCTGGTTCAAAGTCTACTCCTGCCCGGTATCTTTTGAAGGCCAATATCCGTTTTCCTCCGGCGGCCAATAGTCCGGTCGAATATCGGATAGGGTCAACCATAAGTCCGGCTCGGTCGGAAAGAGTTCGCGCGTCAGATCGACCATCTGCCGTGCGCGGTCCGCGCTCGCGAGGATATTGCCAGTGGACATATGCAGCAGCACGTTAGTCGAGATATTCATGGCGGCGCAGAACTTATCCCGGCGCGGTACGCCGAGCCGGCGCACGAAACGCCACAGTGGCAGATGCTTCAAGTCTTCCGGCTTGCGTCGCGGTTTCTTCTTGCGTCCCATACGCTCGGCTCCGTCGTTCGGTCCGTTCATAATAATAGACTTATGGCCGGCGTGGTAGTAGCTTCGAACGAGTGGGACGTGCAGCAAATGCCGGAAAAATAGCCTAAATGCGCTTCTGTATAAATAACTTCGGGGAAAGAAAATGCGAAAACCAATCATCACTTCTATCGAGACAGTAACGCCTTCACTCGCCGCGCGCTATTTCGCCGAGCGCGCCGTGAACCGGTTTGCGAGTAACGAAGTTATGCCGCGACTCGATCCAGACCAGCTGCCCCGGAGCGATACCGATGAGTGAAGGATTACAGCCGGGACGACAAGTGTTAACCGCCGACGAGTACCACGCGGATCGTAGCGCGGTATCGAAAGGGTGGCTGGATAAAATCGAGCGATCAGCCGCGCATCTGAAAGCGTGGTTAGACGGTTACGCGAAACCGGCGACGCCGACACAGGCACTCGGCAAGCTGACGCACGTCGCCGTACTGGAGCCGGACTTACTGACGGCGCAGTTCATTACCAAGCCGACGGAGATCAACCGGCGCACGAAAGTCGGTCGCGAAGAGTACGCCGCGTGGGAGATCGAGAACGCACATAAGACGATTATCACCGACGACCAGATGGCGGTCGCGCTCGCGGTCCGCGACTCGGTAAATAGGCACAAGGCGGCGCGCGCGTTACTCGGTGACGGCTCGCCGGAAGAAACGATGGTATGGCGGAACGGCGAAACCGGCGAACTATGTAAAGCACGCGCCGATTGGTTAAGCCGCATCGCGATAGTCGATGCGAAGACGACGCACGACGCGCGGCCGGCGGAGTTCGCGAAGTCTATCGTGAACTATCGGTATGACGTACAGACGGGTCACTATCTCGAAGGATTCCAGCACGATCTGTTCGCGTGGATTGCCGTCGAAGTGGAACCGCCCTATGCCGTCGCCGTATACGTCGCCGACGCCGTTATCCGTCAGCGCGGACTCGAAGCGCGCGACCGGAATTTGAGAACATACGCCGAGTGTAAAGCGAAGAACGAGTGGCCTGCCTATCCCGACGTGGTAACGACTATCGAACTCCCGAGGTGGGCGCGATGACTCCGGATGAGAAAGTATTCTGGCGCGGCGTTGCGGATTCTTTTAACCGGATGCGCGACGAGATAACTGTGGAATGCGCGAAGATAAAATCTAACCAAACGAACCGCGCGTATGCTCAGCAAGTCGCGTTGATTTTTTCCGGCCTATCGGTCGCGATCTTGGAAGGCTTAAAAGCAGTCGAAACTACAACACGGAGAACAGAACAATGAATAAGGCAGCAGAAGCTACAGAGGTAGCGGTACGAACGGACCGGAAGGTAACGCTGGTCGGAACGATGGCAAGCAAGCTCGGTATCGAGCCAGCGAACTTAATGAAGACACTGAAGGCGACGGCGTTCAAGCCGCCGAAGATAGACGGTAAATATCAGGAAGTAACCGACGAGCAAATGATGGCGCTACTGATCGTCGCGAACGAACACGGGCTGAATCCTTTTACGCGCGAAATCTTCGCCTTTCCCGACAAGCACAACGGCATCGTGCCGGTCGTCTCGGTCGATGGGTGGATTCGGATTATCAACGACCATCCGCAATTTAACGGCGTGAAGTTCGAACTCGACTGGACCGAAGGTAACGAGTCGTGTACTTGCACGATCTGGCGAAAGGATCGTGACCACCCTATCGTCGTCACGGAATACCTCGCGGAGTGCTATCGCAACGTTGGCGCGTGGCTTACACACAAGCGCCGGTTCCTTCGGCATAAGTCTCTCATTCAATGCGCGCGCGTCGCGTTCGGCTTCGCCGGTATCTATGACCCTGACGAAGCGCAGCGTATTCGCGAAGGCGAGATCATCGACATTACGCCGGACGCGCCGAAGAACGAAGCCGAGACACTGAATATACAACTCGGACTCTCGACTACGTATGACGACGGCAGTGCGCCAGTCGGTCCGGATGGTGGTCGCGGTTCGCTCGGTACGAAGCCGACGACGCGCGAGCCGGGCGAAGACGACGACGAAGACGGCAACGCGTGAGTGCGTGGGATCGGTTACGGCATCCGCTACGACGACTGCCGACGTTGAAAGAACATAACGAACAACGGAAGAACGCCGGCGTGCTATGCGATAGGTGTAGCACACAGATGATAAACCGCAACGCCGGCGGATACGTAACGGATCGGAAGCTGGGCCACAACGTGGAGTGTCCGTACTGCGGACACTCCGGAGTAAAGCTATGAAAACTGAAGAACTTATTTTTGACCAATCGAAGTGGCCGAAAGAAACCGAGATCACGCTGCCGACCGTCGTTGACTTCGGATCACTATGGCAGACGCACGAGGATCAGATGGCGGCGATCTTCGCCGAATCACTCGTCAACAATCCGCCGGTCGCGCATCTATATCTAATCGGTAATCGGCTATGGGTTGACCTGCATCTATGGGAAGTCGGCGACGATAGCGTGAGCTATCGCTTCGACTTATTACATGAGGTAACGGACTACGTGGAGCTTTACGGCGACGACGATCAAATTACGGCGGCGCTTAGAAACCTAGCGAACGAGTTACTGAAACTCGCCGACGATCCAACTTGAGGGAGAAAACTATGAAAGACGTGAAAGAGTATCGAACCGTTGATAAGAGTTCGTGGGGAGGTGGACCGTGGGAGAACGAGCCGGACAAGATTCAGTGGACCGACGGGGAAACCGGACTGCCGTGTCTTGCCGTCCGTCAGCCGGAATGGGGACACTGGTGCGGTTACGTCGGCGTGTCGTCTTCGCATCCGTGGCACCGGAAGGACTACGGCGCGTGTGCTCTTGCGACGAAGTGTAAAGACGATTACTGCCAGCATTCGCCGGGATATATCCTAGAAGCGCACGGCGGGATCACGTACGCAAATGAATGCGCAGACGGTCCGGAAGAGCGCGCCGTTTGTCACGTACCGAAGGAAGGCGAGCCGGACGACATCTGGTGGTTCGGCTTCGACTGCGCACACTACGGCGATGTACTGCCGGGACGCGCGGCCGATCCGGTGTACAAAGCGATGAACGACTGTGGCATGTATCGGTCACTGCGCTACGTTCAGGCGAACTGCGCCCGGATCGCTGAAAAGTTGGTGGAGGTAGCGAAGTGAGCGCCGGCGATCTCGACACAAGGTGGGCAAAATGAAAATCGTCATTGCGCTTCTTATCGCAATCGTCTTCATGCTCGCGATGTTGGCGTGGACAGTTGCTATGTATTTCAAAATCAAGTCGGATGTTGAAGCCATGCGCATCATGCGCATGATGCACAAACTTAGTGTGGATGCCCCTACTAAGTCACAAGTGGAGAGATGGCAACGCGTGAGCGCGTGGGACAGACATTGTTTTCCGTCTGACGAGGACTGAAAGTCATGAACACTATGTTCGTTATTGATGAGATGAGATGATTAAGTACACACAAGTGGGAGAACCGAAATGAACGCAGTAACTGAGGGGAATCTGGACGGACTCGAAAGTATCCAGAAGCTTACGAAGGATCTGAAGCGCAGCGCCGTAACTCTAGGACGAACTGAAGCGCGGTTCCTAGTCGATGCCTACTACACGATGCAGAAGCAACGTATTCGAGCCGGTAATCAAGTCGGCGCGCTCGCGAAGTCAGGCGAGCCGCACGAGATCATCGACTGGTTCCTCGCGCAGAACGAGACGCTGGAGAACCAAGTGAAGAACGCACTCGCCGCGTACGCACAGGGCGATCCCGTCGGGCAGTGGATGCTATCGGTGCGTGGTATCGGTCCGGTGCTTTCCGCCGGACTGCTCGCGCATATCGACATAACGAAGTGCCCGACCGTCGGACACATATGGTCGTTCGCAGGACTGGACCCGACGCGCGAATGGAAGAAAGGCGAGAAGCGTCCGTGGAACGGCTCACTCAAAACATTGTCGTGGAAGATCGGCGAGTCATTCGTAAAAACCAAAGGACATGAAGAAGGATACTATGGCGCGCTATACGATCAGCGCAAAGAGTACGAGCAGACGAAGAATGCGGCAGGAGAATACAAGGAACAAGCCGCTGAAATTCTCAAGCGCACGCCGAGTCACAAGCAGGCAGCAACGTACAAAGATGGCAAGCTGCCGGACGGCCACATTCACGCGCGGGCCAAGCGCTACGCCGTCAAGCAATTTTATTCCGACCTGCATGCATTTTGGTATCGGCACGAGTTCGGAACTGAACCGCCGTTGCCCTACCCGATTGCGATTCTCGGACACGCGCATCTGAGGAAGCCGTGATAAAAGGCCATCCGCTACGAAAGACACATAGCGCACGAGCGAGTCATGCCGTCAGAAAGTCACACACGAAAAGAACGAGCCAGCAAGCTGACAAGGAAACACATATAGGGGCACGTCCGGTCTAAATTGCAGCGAGTCACTTTCATGATTCAGAGGAACGAGTCAGCATCAACGAGAAAACCAAACCTTATGAGCGAGCCATCGTGACAGGAAAGCACCAATGAAGTTGTGCGAGTCTGGCGTGTAGAGAGGACCAGCGAGTTCGAACGAGTCAAAAAAGCAAAAGCGAGCCATATAGTGTGAGAGCAACAACGGTAACGGAGCGAGTCACTCAAAGGGACAGCATCATCCAATGCGAACGAGTCATGCTGTGCGAGAGAATCACACTGCTCGAACGAGTCGAGTCATAGCACGAGGAGCGTACCAATAGGGACCGAACGAGTCACAGTATCAGACAGCAACAAAGTACCCGAACGAGTCAGCAAGCTAAGCGCACCACAAAGCGAGAACGAGTCATTCAGTTCGAATGCACCATCAAATGAGAACGAGTCAGGAAGCAGAGCGCACCATATAGCGCGAACGAGTCAACAAGAGTGAACGCAACAATCAATGCGAACGAGTCATATGCCAAGACAGCAACAAAAGTCCCGAGCGAGTCATTCGGATGATTGCAACAAGGAACCGAACGAGTCAGAAAATCGGACAGAAACACCAAGCCAGAGCGAGCCAAAGGGAATGACAGCAACGAGAGGAAGGTGCGAGCCATAGTATGCGAGAGAACCTTCACAGGTGAGCGAGCCAAGCTCAGGGATAGATCCAATTCGGTTGTGCGAGTCATTTAATGTGAGAGCACCGTCTATGTGGAACGAGCCAGTTATGTGTGACAGCAACAAACAATGAGAGCGAGTCATTAGGAGAGACAGTACCATCCCAACAGAGCGAGCCATAGAAGCCGAAAGACTCACGGATGCTAGAGCGCCTTTTTCAAACGAAGTGGGAGAGAACAATGAACGGGAAATTCACCCTCGCAGTTATCGCAGTATTCACCATCGCGATGGTTATGTGGTGCAGCCGGGCGCCGGACGAAGTTCTGAACTTGGAACCGGAGACGGAAACGGAACCAGCGGCGATGTCACCGGCACCAGATCCGGCGCCGGCGAAACTCGACGTGAGCCGACTGTACGATGTGGGATATGAAGCCGATCCGGTCGTGATCGAACTCGCGGCGAGATACGGACAGACGCCGGCCTGCTTCCTCGCCATCGAACGGAACAACCAACCGGGCGCCGAACCGGTCACGCCTATCGAAGCGTGCGAGAAACCGGAAGCCACCGAGCCGGGACTAAATACGTCGCTGTATGAGCAATACTCCAACGATGAACTCGCCGCCTACGCGGTTCACTCGGCGGAAGCATCGCTCACGCTCGCGCGCCGCATCGAAGACGCCGAGCAGAGCGGCGAATACTTCGAGCGCGCCGCCGCTCTCAGCGGAACGGTGGAGCCACTGAAAGAGTGGCTGTCGGATCGCTACGACGGTGGGCTAGTCGTCGATGCCGATGGACTCGACATCAACAAGGCGCAAGTCGGTTACGAGATCGCGCTGACGCTGGCGAAGTTCGGACAGACCGGCGGCGCGGTGGACAGTTTCGAATCCGCACTGGCGCAGGCCGGCGTCGAACTAGCGCCGATCCGCGAGCGAGCGGACGCGAGATATACGCGGCTGATCGAACTTCACCAGAGTGCGACCGGCGCAGAGTGGGGTGGCGTATGAAGACACTGATAGTTTTCTTCGCGCTACTCGTCGCAGAGTTCGTGTACGCCGGCTGTGGTCCGCAACTGAGCGGTATCCCCGCGACTTCGACCAGCGAGGACAGCCTGAACTTACTTCAACCGTGGCAGCCGTGTCCCGGTTGTCGCGAGCTAAACAAGTTCACGCAGGACTACGCGAACGATGCGTGGAACTACATTCGCTTCGGCGACGGTAAGACGGTTTACAACACTTACTTCGGCACACTCGGACTTCCCGGTCCGACATCGAAAATGACGGTGCGTACGTGTAACAGTCTCGGTCAATGTGCGGCGACTCTCGTTACGACCAAGTTCAATGTCGTCGGTCCTAACGTCTGGGGAATCTCGGTCACGAAGCGTACCAGTATCGACTCGTGGACGCTGACGACGGCAAAGCCGGACGGAACGTCACACACAACGGTTCATCTTCCGGAGATCGTGAAGACGACGCCGCAGAGCGTACCGGCGACGCCGACTGACGATGGCTATACCGCCGGCGTCGATTGTCTGAACAACAACGGAACTCCGCGCAGCGGTACGAGCGGTAGCGGCGGCAGCGGCGGTACGTCCGGCGAACCGGAACCGACCGCGCCGCGTGACGACCGCGACTGCGGCATCAGCTATATCGACGACGGCGGACGCCGGGAAGAACGGCGGACCTGTACCTAGTCGAACCGGCGGCGTAGCCGGTTCCCGTACCGCGCTACGCCGCGCCTTCCCGGATTACCCTTTTACCTAGGCTCGCCCGAGCCGGCCGAACGTCCTGCGCAATCCTACGCGCTAGCGTGTAAACGGCTTAACCAATCAAGCACTTAGCAGCGGCTTTCCCGGTCCGGTTTTGCGACCGAGTTCTCACTTTTTAAACTGTCTGTTTCGGCCTTTAAAATCAATAACTTAGAAGCGAATAAAGTTGTTTACACGGTAGCGCATGTGTATATAATGAGTTCCCATAGGCAGGCGGCACGGCGACCGCTCCGGACCGGGACCGGACAGAGATCGAAAATCCCCGAGGTAGGCGACTAAACCAACCCGCACCCTCAGACCCCGCGAAACCGAGCGGGTAGGCGTAAAGCGAAACACGAAGCGGAAAACCGGTCCTACAAAATAAGAACCGGAACGAACGAAAAAAAATCTAGTGATCGACTTAAAGCGCGTTCGAAGTCGGAGCGCGCTTTGTGAGGATTCACTTTTCACTAAACTGAGGAAGACGGCAATGAAAGTACCAACCGATTGGATGGACGATAACGACACCCGCGAGTTATTCGCGGCGCTACTAGAAGCGGCCGAGGACGCAGGGCTGGATCTCCGCGCCGACGAGAGTGAAGGCGACTATCGCGAGAACGGCACGGTGGACGTACGGCTCAACGGTCGCACGTTCCGGCTCGATCTTTCGGAACTCTGCTAAAGGGGAGATCGTAATGACGAGACAGACACGGATCGAATACGAGTGGGACATAGAAACCTACGACGAGCACGGCGACATTATCGACCACGACCACAGCGATAGGTGTCCCGGCCAGCCGCGCGTCGGCAAGCTCGTTCTCGTTCGGAACGTTTTCGAAGGCGAGCGCGAATACTTCGAAGATACGGCAGACCTGAAAGATCGCGCGTGGGCCTACGTCGGCATAGACGGCAAATTACCGGCGACGTTCGACGACGGTGAGAAAGTTCCGAAGCGGTTCCATAAGGAACTCGCCGCGCTTATCGCAACGAAGTCCGAGTGATCGGCTCAAGCGAACTGGTGACAGCAGTTCGCTTCCTGACGATTCATTCTTCACTGAGGAAATTACGATGCAACACGAAGCAGCAATACAGGACGTACGTCGCGCCATCCGACTCCGGATGAAAGTCTCTATCTGGCTTGACTATCCGGTCGAGACTCTACGGTGGGGCAAGATAATCCATATCAACTCGGTCCGCCGAGTTCCGACGATTCACGACGACGGTCGCGTCACGGTTACGTTTCGCGGGACCGTCCGCGAGATCGAGTCGCACGAAAACGTACTAATAAACGGCCGGACTTATTACACATTCCGCTTCGCCGACTAACCGACGAAGCAACAACTGAGGAGAAACGCAAATGGACATCGACTTTAAGGACTTAGAAGAGTGGGAGAACGTCGCGGCGCGACCGACCGGAACGCAACACAGCGTCGCCATCGGCGGCGTCGAAGTTCCCGGCTTTACCGAGACGTGCAAGAAGTGCCACGGAACCGGCACGTTTACTTCCTATAGCGGGCGTCCCGTCGGCTCGTGCTTCACCTGTAAAGGAACCGGCAAGCTGCAATTCAAGACGGCTCCGGAAGCGCGCGCGAAGGCGAAGACGAAAGCGGCCGAACGGAAAGCGGCGACGACGGCGACGAACGCCGCCGCCTTCGGCGAGTTCCTTCGTGCGAATCCGGCGGTCAAGGATTGGCTCGGTGCGAACGGCGAGCGGAACGACTTCGCCCGGTCGATGATCGCGGCCGGTGCCAAGTACGGCTACCTAACCGACAATCAAGTGGCGGCGATCCTGCGCGGCGTCGCACGCGACGGCGAGAACGAAGTCGCGTGGCGCGCGGAACCGGCTAACGCCGAACTCGCCGCGTGGCTCGATAGCGAAACGACGAATGGGAACGAGTTCGCCGCCAGCTTACTCGCCGGCGTAAAGCGGTACGGGAAACTGACGCCGAATCAGGAAGCGGCGGTGCGCCGGAATATCGAGCACGGCGCGACGACGAGCGCGAAGGCGGAAGCGAAGCCGAGTGACTTGGACGTTAGTTCGCTCAAGGGTTACTACGCGGTGCCGCAAGGCGAGACGCGCCTCAAGGTACGGGTTAAGCATCCGGGTAAGGATAGCCGGCACCACGGCTGGACGTTCGTAGACGACGGCGCGGCGTACGGGCACCGTCAGAACTACGGCAGGCAAGCGCCGGGTGGTAAGTACGCCGGAAAGATTCAAGACGAACTCCGCGCGATACTCGCCGATCCGAAGGCGGCGCAAATCGCGTACGGAAAGCTGACCGGATCGTGCGGCGTCTGCGGCCGGATACTCGAAGACGCCGACAGCATCGCCGCGGGTATCGGCCCGGTCTGCGCCGGCAAGTATCGGTAGGCGGTAACTCAAGCGAACTGGTGACAGCAGTTCGCTTTTTGGTACTAACAACTGAGGAAAGACGGAAATGACGAGAAAATCTGCAATGACTCGCGAGGCTTTAATCGCGGCCGGCGTTCGTAACCTGAAAGAGTTCGGGTATACGAAAGTCAATAGCGAAAACATCCTGACCGACTACGTATTCGCACCGCTGTTCCGGTCGATGCTGGTTGAGCACGAAACTTCCGAAGCACTCGCGCTAGTGCGAGAGATCGACGGGAGTAAGACGGAATGACGCGAACCATCTACGAGGCACAGTGGTACGGCGAAGACTCGATTGACCCGGAGTTAGCTAACTTCGATCCAACGCAGATATCGAGATCACAGCACGACTCGCTAGACGACGCGAAGCGCGCGGCGTTCAAAGGCGCGAGTCGCCACATGATCCAAGGCATCTGCTACGTGAAGACTCTCGTACTAGATAACGACGGGCTGGTAACTAGCCGGACATTCCTAGTTAACGAGTGCTGGCGAAATAAGTGGTCCGGCTGGAAGGCCAGCGAGTAAATAACTCAGGCGCGGTCAGAGCGCGCCTTTTGATATTTCACTCAACTGAGGGAGTAAGGCAATGAACATTCTTACGGTACATCACGCGCTCGTCGGCGAGCGGTTCGACGTGACCGTGTTCGCGAACGGCGCGGCGTATTTTAAGGTGCTCGTCGAAGACGCGCTGCACGGCGTCGTCGTCTACAAGCGGGAGTTTGCGAACGAGATCGAGGCGACGGCGTACGCACTCGCCGCGCTCGATCAGTTCAACCGGGTCTCGTTCTCCGCGACGGCGCAGCTATTCGCTATCGCGGCAAAATACGACGCGACGCTGGCGGCGAAACTCGTTAGCACCATCCACTGAGGGAAACGCGATGAAAGACTTTGGCGTTTGGTGCCGCGTATCCGGCGGCGTAACCGGTCCGCGCGAAGCGTGGCTAAAGGAAGACGGTCAGCAATGGACCGGTTCTCAAGAGGAAGCCGAGAACAAGGCAACGGAACTTAATTCATATATGGGCCGTGGCACGGTTTTCGGTTTCGCGACTTTCAACTATCAGGCTCGACAACTTTAACTTGAGGGAATCGCAATGTTTATCGTAGTGCGCACGAACGTCCGGAAGATCGAACCGAACCATATCACGGCGGAAGCGAGCGAATTAGAGTGGCCGGTTGGCTACGTTCCGCATTCGGTTCCGACGACACTCGGAAACGGATTCAACTTTTTACTCCGCGAGACTCGCCGGCACGACGGCGAAATACAGAGCTGGCACTACACGCAACTCTTTAGCGGACTCCGGCTAACCGTTTTCAACGACTGAGGGAAAGACAATGGCAACTATTCGACTCGGCGATCTCGGCGAACGAGAATAAACACGAGGCGATAACTCAAGTGCGTGGTCGGAGCCGCGCACTTTTTGGTATCGCAAGGAAGACTCTCGCCGCAGGGACGCGGCATTACCTAACGCTGAGGAAACGAAAATGAAAGCTGGAATGAGACTGGAAGAGTTGTTAAACAACGTAATGGTGTCGAGCCGACGGAAGCACGACCTGTTGGTGCCAACGAAGGAAGCGGTGAGGATGGTCGAAATGTCGGACTATCCGAACGGCGTCGCGCTCGTCGTCTTAAAGGAAGGCGACGCCACGCTTCACCGATTCTCGATCACGAAGAACTGCCACCAGCAAATCTCGGACAAGCTCGGCATCCCGTGGAAGTATTACGACAGACTGCTCGCCGATCACCGCGACTTGGTTATCACCCAAGTCAACGCGCTCTTCGAGCGGGAGCCGTCAATCCAACTACTACGGACCGACGACGGCAAGGCACGCGCGTTTCTCTCGGACCGCTTCAACCGGCTCGACAACGACGCACTTCTGGAACAGATTCTTCCGCCGATAGTAAAGGGCGAAATTCAAAGCAAGCTGCTTTCGTCCAACGTCAGCGACGATTACATGCACCTGAAGATTCTGTTCACCGATCCGCGACTGGCAATGGATCTCGGCGACGCACCACACGGTCGCGGTCGCGACATCGTTCATCCCGGTGCCGCGATAGATAACAGCGAAACCGGACGCGGGAAGATGAAGGTGCGCGGCTTCCTTTATCGCCGCTACTGCGAGAACGGGTGCGTATTCGGATCAGAGTCCGTCTTCGACTACACGCGAACGCATCTCGGTCCGAAGCTGAACGTGATCGAAGGAAGCTGCTATGAAGTCTTCAGCGACGAGACCATCCGCAAGCAGAACGAGTTGATTATCTGCGAAGCCACCGACGCGATGAAGGCGCTGTCGAAACCGGAGAACGTCGCGAAGATGCGTGACGCTCTCGTCGCCGCGAAGAACGACACGCCGGTCACGGATGCGTTCGCCGCGGTCACGCAGCTCGCGAGGGAGCTGCCGATCAGGGACAGCGAGAAGCAATCCATTCTGGAATCGTTTCTTCAGGACGGAGACTTCACGCGGTGGGGAATGCTGAACGCGGTTACGTCGGTCGCGAACTCGGACGCGGTAACTTACGACAGGGCGTGCGAGTTGGAAGAGATCGGCGGCGAGATCATCGACCTGAATAGCAGCCAGTGGCAGCGCATCGCGACCGCCACATTGCGGGAGAAGATCGCGGCATAACAAGAGGGAATAGCTCAGGCGCGGCGGTGAGAGCGGCGCGCCTTTTGATATTTCACTCCACTGAGGGAAACGACAATGACAGAGGAAAAGATCAAACGCGCGAAGTTCACGGTGGAACTTCACGCGACGTTCGAGAGCGGACAAGTATTGATAGTGTGCGAAACCATAGACGCATTCACGTTCACGATAGCGGCGCAGAAAGTAGAGAGATCACTGCGATCACGAGGCTACAAGAACGTGTCGGCGTTTCGCGTTACACGATGGAAGCCAACTGAGGGAGAACAATAATGCACTTCGAAAATACTGCGATGTTAAAGAACATCGCTGCGCGACTTCGCGAGAAAGATCAGCGGTTCACCACAGAGTCTACCGAGTGGAGAAAGATGCTGGTAAAGCACGACGGCACCGTGGTCGCGTATATAGCAGAGACTCGCGCGCGGATTAACTCGTACCAGTCTACCCACGGCGGCTGGCGCGTTCACCGTCCGGACTACACACGGCCCGGTGGTTATCAGGTGACCTCGGCGCCGAGCGAGTATCGGTATTGGGGTGGACGGAACTTCAAGACAGACGAGTCCGTTATCAGCGCCGTCGTCGGCGCGGTGGCGCATAAGGTAACGGAGCGCGAGCAGACGCTGTATATGCTGCGAGCACAATACACTACGAAGGAACGCGAACTGCGCGCGGCGCGCACCGCACTCCGCGCGATAATTACGCAATGTAATGACGGCGAATTACTACAGCTCGCCGGCGACGTTCAGAATATATACGCCGCAACGCCGCGCGCCAAAGCGATCCACGATGCGTCACGCGAGTTCGTCCACGCAATGCATATACACGAACGGGCCGCGCTCGCTATCCGCGACTTTATAAACGACGACGACGGGCTGGCGGCCGAACTAGACAAGGCCAGACAGCGGGAGCTATCGCAATGAGAAACGACGACATACCGATTCACCCGGAGCGCGGCCTTGATCCTCACCTGCTAGTCTGCCAGCGGTGCGGAGAATCGACCGGCGTGACGGTCGGCGAACTCCGCAAGGCGCAAATGAAGAAGCCGGGTGACAAGAAACCTACGTGGCTGTATGCACCACGCTCACAGACACGTAAGGCGGAAGCCGAAGCGGAAGCCGACGGCTATAGAGTCGGCGCGTGGATAGCGGTACAGGAAGCCGAGCGCGTGCCAGATCCTTTCCCGTGCCAAAGCTGTGCCGCCGAGTTACAGATGTTCGAAGCTATCGTGGCTGCTGGCGGCGTTCACTTCCGCTGCGCGACGTGTCACTTCACTGGCGTCCTTCGCGGAGAGTCGCCGTATGCACAAGCGGTCCGAAGATCGGCCGGTATAGAAGCGCCGGAACCGTGCGGTGTCGAGTTCGAAAACTGCGCGGATCACACACCATCCACTGAGGGAAACGATAATGCGAAAGAATAACGGAACGAACCGAACGACGAACGTGAGACGCCGGAAGAACTACGACACGGTGGCAGTATGGCCGGGCACATATCTCGGCGAGCTTTCCGCCGCCGACTTCGTGAACTGGATGAAGACGGAAGGCGGAACGCGCGCGCAGTTCTTAGAAGTGATCGAGACTGCGCCGGAGCGACTGCTCAACGGGCACGCGGTACTTGGCACCGGCGGACGGACAGACCTGTTCTTCGCCGTCCATAACGACGACGTTCCGCGCTTCGCGATATGGCGATTGCAGTACGGGATTCGTTGGTTAACCGACGTTCTGAACGCCGAGAACTACCGTCACACGATCTATCCCGAGCGCGTACTGATGTACACGAGGTAACTGGTCATGAAGAAAAAAGCGAAACGGAAACCCGCGAAGAAAGCGCGGAAGGAAAGGCCGAAGCGGACGACTATCGCGAGCAAGCTGGCGGATATGCGGAAGAAAGTCCTCCACGATTGTCTTCAGTGCGGCAAGCGATTTTCCGGTATTAAGGTGGCCAAGTTCTGCTCGGATTCTTGCCGGCAGAAAGCGAAGTATCAGCGGAAGATCGCCGCCGCGAAAAAGGAAGTTCAACCGGAAACGCCGCTATGAGTTGGGTATACCGGGAAACTGAACGCGGTCTCTATACGGTCGGATACTATCGGCCGGACGGAGAATTTGAAACCGACTCGGATTACGGTACGCGGGAAGACGCCGCACGACGAGTATCGTACTTGAACGGCGGACTTCACCCGCTCGCGTCGCAGGCGATGTTCGTCGTCGGACCGTCGGGAGAACCGAATCGATAGCCGATTAACCCGCAGTCGCTACGGCGGCTGCGGGTTTTTTTTTGTCTGCTCGTCCTGTGTGCATTCCGCCGGCGTATCGGTACGCTGGCGCGTACTCGCGTCGTCGGCTTCGCACGTCGGTCGATTACACCCGATGATCGCGACGCAATAGCCGGTCCGGTTGTTCTCGTCGTCGTCGTCGTAATCGACGGCGCAGCCAACGAGACACAGCAGGAGCACAGCATACAAAGCGTTCACGTCGTCGCAATGCTCAGCCAGTTATTACTGACGGTCGGTTGAGGCACCCACGTCGTACCATTGGCGCTTAACCACACGGCGGTATCGGACGACGCATTTCGCAGCGCGACATACTTTCCCGAACTCGCTTTCATAACCCTACGGAATCCGAAACTACCGCCGCCGACAACGTTCGTCCACGTTACGCCGTCCGCGCTTCGGGATACACCTAAAGTGTGCGCGACATAAATAAAATTATTCGTCGAATCGGCGTACATGTAAAACGTTGACGATGATGCGAACGTTCCCGGCCCCACCAGTTGCGTCCAATCCGCGTTGTCTCCTTCGGCGCTGAAGTAAACGCCGCCGAATCCGAGCACCGCAACAAAGCCTCCCAGCCAAGGAGCGTAGGCAACGCAATCCATCGGTTCGCTTCCCGTATCGGTTTCGTGCACGCCAGTCCATGTGTCTCCCTCATCGACCGATGTCATGTAGTTGTTGTCCGCCGAGTAGGCGCCACCGGCCAACAAGATGCCATTGCCATAGGCGAATTGCTTAGTCTGAAAATTACTTGTGAGTCCGGTCGTTGACCGTACCGTAAAGGACGCGCCGTTATCATCCGAGGTTAAGAAATTATCCTGTGACAGCGATCCGCCGGCATTGACACCGACCACCATGCGGCCCGACGGTAACGTCCATATTCGTTGAAATGTTCTGTTGCCCGTCGTCGGTTCGGTTACGTCCGCCCAAGTCGTACCGTATGTCGTGCTGCGCATGATACGCATTGACGCGGTTGTACCATCCGCGACCGCCACAAATACGCCGCCGCCGTAGGTTACGTCGATCCAGTTGCTGGTATTCGATGCGCTTCGACCAGTCCACAATGTTCCATCGGGACTTGATTGCACGCGGTTCGTTCCGCCAGACGCAACACACACCATCTGCGAGGGTTCAGTCGGTTCGGGAATCTCCGGGTCAGGCTGCGATTCAAAATCCAAATCTCCCGTCGCCGTACGCGTTACGTAATCAAATGGTCCATCCCAAACGTCGTCGTCTTCCTGAACCATCGTCAGGTTGATACCTTTGCCTTCCTTATCCAACGTCCACTCGGTAACGAAATACTTAGCATCGACAAACCCGAGTTCGGCGATGCTAATAAGAACTGTCGTGCCCGTCTGTACTCGGAAGCACGACCAGTTTCCTTGGAACGTTAGGACGCGTTGGAGCCGCGATTGCCGCAGCTTGATGATCGCGTTGCGCTGCGCTTCATAAGAATCGTTACAGGCATTCTGATCGAGCGTTTGATATTTAACTTCGTTGTCGGCAGTCTCGTATCCAGAGTCACGCTGCTCGGGATATGGATTCGCTGTGTAGTTGCGCGTCGGATCAACGAACTTGCCGCGCACTCTGTTGTAGCGATTCTCGCTCGGCGTCGATGCCTGCAACTGTATCGAGCCTGCGAGATTCGCTTCAGTTAACGTTACCGTCGCAGGCATCGCCGCGCCTGCCCACATTCGCCACTGTCCCTGAGTAAAGATACAGCGACCGAGCATAGAGTTGACGATGATCTCGCGAATATCCTGACGCGGCTGGTCCGCATAGAAAGTGAAGTTGCACGTATATCGTTTCTGCGATGTTTCGTCGGAGCCGTCTGGAACCGTCTCCAGTTCGTCGCAGACATCGGCGGCCGCTTCTACCAAGTCCCAATCAATACGGTCCGCTACTTCGCCGTAACCGACATCGAACCAGCGCAGGAAGTCGGCGAGGATTAGCGCCGGATTGTCGGACCACTCCCACGTATCCGGATCATCAATATCATGCCCCACTTCCCGAGGATCATAGATTTTGTTGCCCTTAACTATCGCGCGAATGTTCTGCGGCACTCCTGCTTCGAAGGCTTCGCTGCCTTCGGTCAGTGTCATCTTGGTATAGAGCAGCGCCCAACCTTTCCCTTGATGCGCGCTCGTCCAATTACCGGCGAACGCCGAAACGAGTTCTGCGATGGCGGTCTGACTCTGCGTTCCGGTACGCGTGTCGATCTCTACTACGTCGGCGAATAAGCCACCCGTCACCGGACCGGAATCGCTCGCGATGTCGACGCCGATCATAATCGTCGTGTCGTCAATACGGAAACCGACAAAGCTGTCGATCTCGCGACCGGTTAATGCGATGAGCCGGTGCAGATCGTTGTTATCGGTGCCGGCGGTATTCGCGAAGAGTAGCGGACCAGACAGCATATCTTCGCCGTATACGAACGCTTGCGGTTGAACGCTCGACCGAATGGTGAGCAGTTTATCGGTGGCAGCTTGTGTCAGGTCGATCTTCGGCGCGAGTGCTTTGGAGATAAGCGACAGGATCGCAATGCGCGCAAGGTTGACGGCAACCACATACGCGAGTGACGCGCCGGCTCCCGCGCCGACGAAGAGCGCCGCTATGAATCCAAGTGCCGGTCCCACTTCCACCCCTCTGCACAACTATCGAAGCCAACACGGTACACCGTGCTCCTATACTTCACGGCGATATATGTCGTCATTACCAGACCGACGAAGCCATCCGGAAAGTACGCGATGTCGCCCGGCTCCAGTTCGCTACGCGCGACTGGCTCGCCGAGTACCTTGGAGAATGCGTCGCGCAAGCCGCCGTCTTCCCGTAGTTGATTGACCGCGCTGCGCCGGCAGTCGTACCGAAGGCAGCGCCGGAAGTCCTTCCCCCAACCAATACGTATAGCTTCGATCACGAAGCGTACGCAATCGAATCCGCCGAGCACCGAATCACGCGACGCCGATTCATCGAAGAACGTACGCAACGCGGCGGTATTCACGAACGCGGAACCGAATAGTTAAAGAGCGGACGCCCGCTGCCACCTTGTACATTTCCTCCACCCCATCGCAGTACAAGATCGACCATGCGGTACACGTATTCGGCGACGAGATCACCGGAGTTAGCAGCCTGCTTATCTTCGTCGGTGAACCGCAGGTCGGCACGCCCGCGACCGTTCGTGCCACGCGACTCGCAGATCAACGTTAGCTCGCCGGTATTCTGTCCGAGCGAAATGACGACGTGATCCATATAGCCGGACCAGACTATGACAGGATCATCCAGTAATTCGCCTTGCTCGTCGTCGAAACCAAACATTAGTTCGATATCGCGCCGGTGGTAATCGTCGGTGGTCGCGTCGGCGATCATATCCGGATCGACGCCGGTAAGAGAGATGGATACAGACTCCGGTGCGCTGCTGATCGTTTCCTTAATATCGCCGGTAATTCCGCCGAACGCACCAATGCCCAAATACGTCTCGGCACCATAGATCGGGTGGACCGCTTCACGCGGTCCGATCTCGGTATGGAATCTCTTCACGCCAGAGGAAAAATCCATGCGAGCAAAAAGGATCGGCCGAACGACGGCGGAGTTCAACGCGTTAACGTTGTCGGTCGATATATCGCGGATCGCCATATACTATGCCTGCGTTGCAAATACATCTTCGATCATATCGAAGGTGAAGTTACTGATCGGTCCCGAGACGTTTGGACGCGACTGCCACGGCGCTTCCGGATTCGCCAATAAGAAAATACCTTGCGGCTCGTTCGCGCCACCAGCGATATATATCGCCGCATTATCCGCCGGCGATTCGCGTAAGCGCGGGACGAACTCAAGACTCACGGTGCCACCGCCGCTACTATTCGCCGGCGCGGTCGCCATCTTTAACTCCGGTTCGCCGTTAACGATTACCGAAAAATAATCGCCGTATTCAATCCAGCCGGTAACGCCGGCCGAAGCGCCGTCGATGTTCAGCGTGTAACCGGTCTGCCCGCCACCGGCTACGACCGGCGTCCCGCCATATAGTCCGCGCGCCGGATTATCGAAGACCGTTACGCGCAAGCGATTCGCCTGTCCGCGTTGGTGTGCGATTAACGACATCAACTGTGCACGCGTCTCTCCGCTCGCGTTATCGTACTGATAAATGAAATGCCACTTGAGTCCTTGACGGTCGAGAGTCTGTGCGCTACCGATCAGCGGCGATGCGTACAGCGCCGTATTTCCGATCAGTGAAATAGTTGCGTTGGAGGGACAGACCGCGAGCGAATACGCTGTCATTGATAGGCACCACGCCGAATCTCTTGTATGAACTCGGACTTCATTTTGCGATTGTTGTCGTCAAGAATCCGCGTCATTTCCGCCGGTCCGAGATTCGAGCCGGAGATGTAATTATTCTGCACGATGGTGACTCCCGCTGCGGCGTTCGGCGTCGCCATACCTCCCGGCGCAAACAACTCCGGTCCGCGCTCGCCGACTAGGTACGTCATACCACCAGCGACTGAACCGCCCATCGCGCGCGCGCCGGCGAACAGACCGCCGACGAAACGAAACAAACCACCGGCATCGGAAGAACCGCTCAGCTTGGTGTTAGGGATGATGGTGCCCGATACCGATGGCTTGAATAATTCCGGTCCACGCTCGCCGACGATGTACGTATTGTTCGCCGCGACGAAACCGCCGTCTGCGCGGAACATATTGTTGACGTATGAAAGCGCCGACGACGAGGCGCCGCCCATCTTGCGGAACAAGTTCGTAATGTACTCGATGATGCTCAACTGCGAGTTCGCAATACTGGTATTGGCGCTGGACACGTCGCCGTCCCGGATGACGTTACTGATCCAGTCCGTAATCGACGAAGACGACGCGCTGCTAGTACGCGATATATCGCCGGCGTTGCGCATATCGTTGGTGATCGAGTCGAAGACAGTATGCAGGGAACTCGCCACGCTATGGCTGACATCGCCGCCGACGAGTTGTGAATAGCTCGATACGATGTCTCCGGTGGTCCGGTCGCCGGCGCGGAATAGGGTACTGATGATGTCGGCGACGGTCAGCGAAGTCGATGTAGTCGCGGCGTCGCCGCCGAATACATTACTGACGTAGCTACTGCTGCTGCTTCGATCTCCGGCGATTAGATTCCGAATGACGCTGCTGGCAAACGTATTGGTTGCCGCGTCGAACGCGCTCTGCTGCGAACTCGAAATGACGTTGCCACTGACCGACGACGTGAAGACATCGCCAGCGACTTCGTTCTGCGTCCGGTAATCGTCGCGGCGATCCGAGCGAAACAGGTTGCTGATGTACTCGAAGAACTGTACGCCGCTACGCACCACTTCTGCATTAGAGATAATGTCTCCGGATACCGCCGGCTTGAATACCTCCGGACCGCTCGCGCCGACGACGCGCGTACTAGACGATGCGTATGAATCTCCGCCGCATAATAGATTGCTCACTAAATCTACAAACTCGACACCACTGGTCAGTTGCGAATTGGCAATACGCGAGTCGCCGCCGCGAATACTCGTGTTCTCGCTACGGAACAAATTGTTCACGTAGTCGATTAGCTTGGTGTTGTTCCGGACTTGCGAAAATATATTGCGCGCGCCGGCCGGCGCGAATAGTTCCGGACCACGTTCGCCAACCACGTACGTTTTCCCGCCGGCAACCGGTCCGCCTTCTGCTCGGAAAAAATCTAACAGGTCGCCGAATAAACCACCGCCGGAACCGATACCACCCGCACCGAATAAGCCTTTGAGAATATCCGCCGCGAGTGCTTCGGCGATCATATCGGCGATCAGTTGTTTGAAAGAATCTAGGATGCCATCGAAGCCTTCATCAAATCCGGACTTCAATCCGTCGGCGAGAATATCCTGTACGTTCTCCGTCGCGCGTACCGCGAACGCGTTCATTTCACGCGTCGCTTGCTCAAATGTTTTCTTCGCGTCTTCCGCACCTTTCAGCCACTCCGCTTCGTTGATCTCGTTCTTGCGAAGCAGGTCGCTAAGTCGCACCATTTCCTGAACGAACTGCTGGTGCGGCGTCAGACTATCCTGAACGACTTGCGCCGCATCGGCCGCGTCCTTCGCCATCGCTTGTTCTAGTTCGGCAGATGATTTTTCTACCAGCTTCACGGCTTCCAATGCCCGCGCTGACGCGAGGTATCTAGCCGTCAACGCATCGGCCGAATCTCCGGTAGCGTCGAACGTCGCCGCGAGATCACCCGTTTGGATTCGGTACTTTTCCAGCGCCACGCCAGATAGAAAATAGGACGCCGCCTGATCGTCAATCGCTTTCGTCATATCTTGGATTGACTTCATCGCTTCGGCCGGATCAATACGGCCTGCTGCGGCTTCCCGCAATGCTTCGACGCGCGCCGTCAGTTCCGGCAGTCGCGTTGCATACCTTTCCGCTTCCTCACCACCGGCCTTGATTTTTTCCGCGAGTTCGCCGTGCGCTACGCTATACGCGACAACTTCGGCTTCGCTCTTTCCGAACGTCGCAATCTGTTGCTCTAGCGCAGTCTCCATTTGCTTGAGCGATTCCAGCGCGGCGGTTCTTTCTGGAATGACACCTTCTGGTGTACCTCCCCGTACGGCGCGCGCTGCTTTCTCGCGAAGTTCTTCGATTGCTTCGTGTCGTCGTTTCAATTCATAGATGGTGCCGCCCGGTTTATTCGCGGCGAGCCACGCGTCGTGCCCGAGCATCGAGGCTTGTTCAATCGCGAATACCAGATGCTTTCTATACTCGGCGAGTGCCGCGACTTGCCTTTCAGACTCCGCTTTTATTTCGTCCGAAGTTGGTGCGCCGGCGAATAATTTGTCAGCGGTCGCGACGCCGTACGTTTGTTCGAACGCTGCCTTTTGCGCATCGGCTAATTTACTGATGCCTTCCGCGCCTTCCTCCGCTCCGTCGCCGAGCCCGCTCAATGCTTTTTGATATTTGGCAAAATCGAATGTCGCAAACTCTTTACCGAGCGCGGCGAGATCACCGTGGTACTCTTCCAAGACTCGGTTCGCTTCGCCAAAATCAAGCGTGGCCATTTCCTTGACGAAGACCGCAATTGCGCCTGCGGTTTGTTGCAATACTTCCGCGATAGTACCGATGGTGAAAAACAGTATGCGCGTACCATCGATGAGCGCGCCGACCATAATCCCGATTGTATCGCCCCAATTTGAAACCGCGTCTTGAGACTTTTCGAGTTGTGGATCAAGGTCAGACTTGAAAGTCTCGACCAGCGCGTTCAGCGCCGGCAGCAAGGACGCGGTGAATTGATAGGCGAGTCCGACAGAGACTTGTTTTAGGTCGTTCAGGCTGTCGTTAAATTGATCCGCTGCGGCTGCGGTTTCCTGAGAGATAGTCAGGCCGAGTTCTTCGGCACGCGCCATCAGTTCGGCGATACCGGCCGCGCCTTCGTTCAGGAACGGAATCAGTTGCTCACCGCTCTTTCCGAATATCCTCAGAGCGAGCGCGACCTTGGCGGGACCGTCCGCCATCTGCGAAAATTTCTCAGCGGTTTCGAGTAGTAGCTGCTCGGTACTTTTAAGTTGCTTATTCGCGTCGAATATATCGACGCCGAGTGCAGCGAACGCGTCGGCGGAACCGGCGACGCCGGACGCCGCAGCGACCGCGTTCCGCGCGAGCTTGGTCATACCGTTCGCGATGCCATCGAGATCGGTGCCCGTCTGCTGTGCCGCGTAACTCAACTGCGACAGACTCTCGGCGGAGATACCGGTTTGCTTGGACAGGTCGTTGATCTCGTCGGCGGTATTGATCGACTGCTTCGTGATAACCGCCAGTCCGCTCGCCGCAGCTATCGTTAACTTCGCAAATAAGTCGCCGGCTTTCTTCAGCGCGCGTTCCATTTCCTTGGAACTCTTATCGGTCGCGCGCGCGGCCGCATCCATGCCCTTGATAAAGCCACCGACTTTCGCGATGAGATCGAGCGTCAGCGAGCCGATGCTTTTAGTCGAAGCCATCAGTGTTTACTCCCGCGACGAACGGCTGACAATAATTGCATTACTTGCTCCACGGATGCCGGCGATTCTTCCTCCACCGGTTCCTTCGGCCACGGCATAAGGTATTCACGTACACGCGCATCGCGCTTCAGGAACGGCGCGACCGCGCGCGCGACGGCGGCGTCCAAACGTAGCAATGGATTCACCGGTCCATAGATACGTTCGAACGCCAGCCAGTTGCTGAACTCCGCAAACGTCATTCGCTCGCGGAGTTCGCCGACAGTTATCCCGCCGAGCGCAAGTGCGAGTTCGTGCAACTTACGCTCGGCGGGAATCAGTTTTTTGCTTCGGCCAAGTTATTTACAACCTTGATCGCTTCGACCATCGCAGCGGCGATAGCCGGATGTAGCCGGTCGGCATCCTCATACGTCAGAGTCTCTTCGCCCTGTTCGCCGAGTCGAATACACCCGGCGATCATACGTGCGACGCGTCCGGTATCACTACCATTCATTTTGTCCGCACGGAAGATTCGCTCTTGATCGCCGATGCTGATACGCCGCACGAAAATTTCTGCGGTCATTTCTTCATCGCCGATCCGGAACGTAATGGTCTGCACTACTGGCACGTCCGATACCAGTCCGCCTTTTTCTCGTAGTTCATTGATCGTGAGCATTTAGCTTACCTTGGGAATCCACAACGGGAACTCGGAAACCTGAATATTGATGGTCGATGTAACCTGCGTATTCTGTGCGAACGCAAATGGGAAGTTCGCAATAAAGCCTTCGAACGTAATCCACGTCCGCGTTGACGGCAACGTGAAAGTGTACTCGCCTTCCGAGTCGAGGCCACCGGAAGTTGGCGGTATGCCTGTACCATCCGACCAACCGATAGCCCACTCAAGGTTTCCTGCTGCCTCTCGGTACAGTTCGTGCAGCCGCAGGTGCGTTGCGTCTTGCGGGTCTGCGTATATGCCGAACGATGCCGTACCCGGCTCGCCGAGTCCCGGCTCATAGGCGCGCGCCTGATCGCGTAGGCAGGTGACTTCGTTCTGCGTGATCGTCACTTCCAGACCGGTGATTTCGGTTACGCAACCGACATCGAGTACATTCCCGTTATCCGGATCAATGACGTATAGTTCTGTGCCTTGCGTTTTCATTAGTTCCCTCTCTATCGAGTAGTCATAAATTCAACTGTGAAGCTGTATCGAAACAGGCCCGTTGGTACGTCCTTGAATTCACCATTCCATGATACGACATAGCAGTCGTCTTCTATCGCGTCGCGAATAACTTCCGCGACGCCGCGCGCTGCGCTGGCAGTCTTCGCATACGCATCTACTTGAATGCCCCACCGGTCGAGTAGCGGCCGCTGGTTCAGATGGTTGTCCGGCTCGCCGTACATCGTCTGCCATACGGCATACGGTCGAGTCTCGTTTTGCGGCGCTTCGCCGAACGGCCAGAAGCGTACCGGATCATCGCCGAGAACCGCAACGAGCGGCGGATATGCCGCGCAGATTTGAAAGATCGGTGCGAACATTACTCCACGCTCTTTTCAATTTCGGCCCAGATCACGGCGATGAATTTTTTCGTCGCCGGATCGATACTCTGGACCATCGCCTTCTGCATAAATCCCTTGCCCTGAATCTTACTGGTGCCGAACTCCAGAAACCGCCAGTAAAATGTGTCACCACCCGGCGCACCCGTTAGTCCTTCAACCGATCTCTTGCCCCGGCCTTTAATCTTTTTCGTCAGGCCCTGCTTCTTCGGCGACTTCGCACCACCGCGTATGCCGACGCGAAACGCCGCACCACCAACCTTCCGCGATGTATGCGGCGCGAACTGCACCGCCACGTTCTTCGGAATACTTTCTGGTGTCGTTTCATCATCGAGCGGACGAACGCCGGCGGCGACCGCTTTGCGAATAATCCCCGCGCCACTACGCGCCGCTTTCTTGGTCGCGTTCTTCTGTATATCGGACTTCAGTTTTGCCAACTTATCGAGAACATCGTCTACGCCTTGCAGTTGCGTTTCGAGTCGCGCATCAGTTTGAAACTTCGCCACGTTCTTCGCTCCGGAGTTCGTTCACGATACCAACCAGCGCGTCACCGTTTTCTATCTCGCGCATACTCCACTGTTTCCACGCGAGCATATGCGCCCATAAGACTCGCCATCCGGAGTAGCACGCGCCGCCGACTTCCCGCGCCGCGACCGGCCACGCCATTCCGCCTTCGTCTGTAACGACGGTATGTCGTCCGGCTAATATCGCATCCACGCCAGTATTCGAATTAAACGTGATTACCGTCCGCGCGCGCGCCAGCGCGTCCGAGAGCGAGCCGTTTAATGTTTTACAACCGGGAACGTTCTGCTGCTTCTTGTTGATCTTCAGTGCCATCGGGTGCGGACGAAACATCACCGGCAGGCCGTAACGTTCGGCCGCTTCGAGCGCGCGCGCAACGTACCACTTGTGCATATTCTGTCCGTGAATCGACATATCGCCGGGCACCTGTCCGATCAGCAGCGCGTAGTCGCCGCTATCCGGCGACCAGTCGCGCAGTACACCACCGATCTTTCGAAAGCGCACACCATCATCGTCCGGATATACGGGGAACGTCGCACGCCCGTTTAGCCCATCCCACCCGATGGAGGTATATTGGAAACGGTCGCCGATGTAGCCACGCTCCAGTACCAGCGCGCGCCGGCCCATCGCTTTTACTTTGCTGCCGTACCGCCATCCCCAACAGACAGTTACGTTCTCGCCGAGATCGAGCGCATTATGCTTCGCGAGTCCTTCACGGATCGCGCGACCGGCGTGCTGCTGGTGCGCGCCGTTACTCAAATGGAATTGCATACCACACCAATCCCCATTCGTGAGTTCGGCTCGATGAACTCCCGGCACTCGTTCTGTCGCCGCAGCTTCTTCCAAAGGATCGGAACTTCAACCGGCGTCCGCGTCGCCTTGAACTCCTGACCGGTTCCCGCGATGTCATGGAATGCCACGAGCGGCGCGAAGTCTTTGTACAATTCCCAATCGCGCGTTACGCCGGCGAGTGAATGATCGCCGTCGATGAATACCGCATCGAATGGTCCGAAGCCGGCGAGTAACCGCTGCGTACTCTCGGTCTGCGAGTTCGCGAATACGATGGAGGTGTCGTAACCGCGCTTCAGTAAATCCTGACACGCCAGCTTCAGATGCTTCGATGACTTCGGCGTTCCCCATAGCGCACCGGGAAGATCGACGGCTACACCGAAACTCCCGGCCGGTAACTGCGTCATAATGTGGTGGAATGTATCGCCGTGCCGCGCACCGATTTCCAGATAGCGTCGAACGTCGCGCTGCTTAAGCAATCCAACCAATAGGCTTAACTCCGCTTCGTTTTGGCTTGCGGGCCTGCCCGAAAATGTGCGCAATTTCTTTCTCCGTTGCGAAGCGAAAGCACGTCAGCGACGAGCCGCGCGTGCAGTTGATAACTTCCACGTGTTGACGGTTCGCGCGCTCCCAGTCTTGATACTCGCTCATATGGTGAGCGCGTTTATCCGGCTTGGTATTCGCACAGCCGTTAGTGTACTGACCGAAAAAATGCGTGCCGTGCATATCGAAGCCGTGCAGGAAAATTCGCTTCGCGCCGGATCGCTTCGCCATCTCCAGTGCGAATACTCCGGAGTTCACGACGGCCATCCGCACGCGCGTAATTCCCGGCGCGCCACAGATCGTGAACTTGTGTCCGGCGAAGTTCTTCGCCGCTGACTCGTTCCGCCAGAACTTCGAATCAGTCGAACAAAGGAACCGCGCGTCAGGCGCGAGCCGGTACGCACTCGTCACAACGCCGAGCAAAGGACGCGGTAACTTATCTGCGAGCTGCTGACTCGCGCTCGGTCCCGGCGCGAGCAGATGCCAGTCGGCTTCCTCGCGCATCACTGGTCGAGCCGGACACCTTCGCCGCACATCAGCGTCAGGTGTTCCGTACCGGATTCGGCGTCTGGTAAAACCGCGTGAATCGCATACCACTTGCCGCGATACACCACACGACAACTCGCGTCCACGTCGTCGCGGTAACGGATCGTGAGCCGGTTCCGGACTTCCGACTGCGCAGCGGACGCGGCGATGTACTCGTTGCCCGACTGAGGATTGATAGCGGCCCACGCATAGGCGACGAGTAACCAGTCACGGATTTCCTCGCCAGTCTCTACATTCTGAACTACCGTCGGCGACTCGATAGTGACGTAATGGCGGAGATCGCCGGCGAAGACGGCGGGCACGTCAGCTTACCGTCGGCTGGCGCAACGCTTGTAGAATACTCGTCGCGCCCTTGCCAAGAATGTATCCCCACCCGGATTCACTCGGCATATCCGCCGAGCCTTCGCCGCCGCGATTCCGGTTGCGATATTCCAACTCGTGAAGTACCGCACCCATCACTACCGGATGAACCGTCAGATCACCATTCGAATCGATGGCATTAACCGGATCGCCATTGGAGTCGGTCACGATATCGCCGTTCGAATCGAGCATCAGTTGGTACAGCCGCCAGTCTTCCTTCAGCCATAACGCGACGGCTTGCGACACGACCGGAATCCATATGGTCAGCCACTCGTCGTCGGGACCACCACTGCTATCGGCGAAGAACCGCGAGTGAGCGCGACACTCGGCGACCGTGACGAGATTCGGCGTCATGACAATTTCACCGGCGCGGCCGGCGCGTCGTCTTCGCGCGCTGGTGTATTCGCATCGCGTCCGCGACGCGCGGCCATCGTCCACGCATTACGGTTCGCATAGCACGGCTTCAGATCGGTGTCATACTTCGCGATCCATAGCGATCCGTCCGCCGTCCACGCGTCTCCCGCCTTTGCCTTCCGTCCGGCTTGCCAAAAACCGCGATGAATGACGACCGGCAGGTGAAAGGTAAACTCGCGTTTCATCTTTCCGGATTCGAACTTCAGCGTCACGCCGCGCTCGCCGTCGTAAGTCGCAGAGAAGTCCGAGAGATCGAAGCCGTCAGCGCCGACGACGAGACCGACACTCCGCAGTTCTCCGTTCGATAGCGTGAGGCATAGCTGCCCGGTCTGGTCGATGAACGCGCCGGCTAGTCCAAATCCGGGATCGCCTTTCACGCCCGGTACGCCGGCCGGACCGACCGGACCGGGATCGCCGTCACGGCCAGCCATGCCCGGTGCACCGGCCGGTCCCGGTTCACCCCGTGGTCCCGGCTCGCCGGCGACTCCCGGCTCGCCCTGCGGGCCTACAGGGCCAGCTATGCCGCGCTCGCCGGCCGGTCCCGGTTCACCCCGTGGTCCCGGCTCGCCGGCGACTCCCGGCTCGCCCTGCGGGCCTACAGGAAGGCATACGCCGTCCAAGACTTCGGCCACGACTTCCCGCATCAGGGCCGGCTCGGACCGGAGCGCCGCCACGATGTCTTCGTGGCTAATGGTCGCCGGGACCGCCGGCGGTTGCGGGATCGCCGCCTGCCTTTCGAGTTCGGCGATGCGTTCTCGCAGCGGCTTGACTGCGGCTGCGATAGTCCGGCCAACTTCCGCGCCGAACTTATCCGGATCAAAGTTCATATTCCAACTCCCGCATCATTGCCAATCTGGCTCGCTCTGTTTGAATATGCCGTACCGCTTCGGCAATCTCTTCGCCGTCGTTTTCGTCTTCCGATGGTGGTGGCTCGTCGTCGGTGGGAACCGCGTCCAGATCGGTACGCTCTGCCAACATTCCCAACGGATAGTCCTGATGCTGTCCCCAAATATCGTCGCCGCCGCCAGTACCACCGAGTCCGAATTTGCGCCGCGCTTCGTTCGGCGTCTTGATCTTTCCGTTCACCAGTTTCGTTTCTACGTCGGCACGCTTGCCTTCGTCCATTCTCCACAGCGGTTCCAGATCGACTTCGACGCCGAGCGGCAGCTTGATATACAAGCCTTCGTCTAACAGGTTTTCCATTGACTCGATCATCGGCTGTAAACAATCGCCGTGATATTCGACGTTCACCAAGTCCGGCGTCCATCCCGCCGGCGGATTACCGATGCCGATTTTGTACGGCTTAATCCGGAAGGCTTGGCAGATTTGTTCGTCCGAGTATTTCATCTGCTCGACCATCTGCGAGTCGGCTGCTTTAACCGCGAACGCGGTGAACTTCATATCCGCGCCGATTACCGCGACCTTGCCCGCGTTCGCGCCGGTGAAGTTCGTATCCCAATACGACTTCAGCGCGGCGGCGTCCGCGTCGGATAGACCGGCTGGCGCGGTAAGGATGCCACCCGGCGCGGCACCGTTACCGAAGAACTGCGCGGAGTTCCTCAGGATGCGAAGATTCTTGACCGCCGGCCAGTACGCCGCGCATACCGGAGGTACGCCGATTAAAGGATGATGAAATGTGTTCGCGCGGTCGTGAATGATCTCGCTCGCCGGGATCATTATGTTGCCCGACTCGCGGAAGATTACCGAGTCGTTGGTGGAGAGAATCGGCGGCAGATTCCACCACGACGACGATGCCCACGAGTCGTTACCCCACACTTCATAGAATACGTCGCCGGAATCGGAAACCGCCGGACGTACACGCGACGGATCGAGTACGAACAGCGACGTGACGACGCCGCGATTGTCACGCTGCTTGAGGACGTACGTATTGCCGTGCTGCTGCTTCGACAGTATCCACGTCTCGCGGAATTGCTGCGCCGTCTGGTAGTAGTTCGGCTTGCGTAAAACCGGCGTATAAGACGCGTTGGTTTCCGGTCGCCAGATACCACCATCGCTCAATCGCACCAACATAAACGGGAGTTTTGCGATGTCCTGCGCCGGCGCGATTACACACGCGAACAATGTCGGGTAGCACGACAGGTCTGAGTACAACTCTTCCTGATTGTGCTGCCACGCGCCCGACCACGGCTCCAGAATGCGATGCCATCCGTGCGAAAAATCCGGCACGGCATTAATCGCTTTCCGGCGCGTGATCTCGAAACCGAAAATTTGCATAGTTAGTCCTCAGACTTCATATCACGTCGTTTGTACTTCCGCTTGGTTCTCGGTTTCTTATTACCGTCTTCGGCCTGCTGATCGCGTCGTGTGTATTTGCGTTTTGGCTTTTCCACTTTTCCTTCGCCTTTCGCTTCGGCTTCGCTCGCCTGTCCCGGCAGCGGGAAAAATGTCGGACTTTCCAACGGCGGTTCCGGTGCCGGCGTCGCAGCTGGTGCGGATAACGGCATCGCCGATACTGGCGGCGCAACGTCGGCGGTTCCGACGCGCCTTATCAATCCCATTTTTTCCAGCGGAATTACAAACCGTTCGTTCATAAACCTACGCCGCCCACCACGCGTGTATTCGATCTCTACTTTGCTCATCTCATGCCCCTGAAAAAAGAGTGTCCCGGCTACGGTTTCCGTTCAGAATTTTCGTCTGACCGTAACCGAGACACCCACACGGAGATCGGCGTTTTAGCTTGCTTCACCCCACGTTACACCCTCGATGTACTGCACCGAATCGGTACGGCGCAGCGCCCAATTGATCGCACGCTCCGCGCGGAAGCCGACGCTGTTGGTCTGCCACAGAGATACCATTGTGGTTTCCGCTACTGCACCGGATGGCGCACTTGCATTCGTCGGCGCGTTGTCCATCTCCAACGATGCTTCGGTGGATACGGATACGTCCACGCCGCCTTCGTCGCCGAGATAGATGTCGCTGGCATTCGCGAGGATTACCAGCGCGCCTTCGGTATCGATGACCGCGTATTCGCTCACGATCACTGGCAGGCCGAAGAGCATACCGCCGCTCATGCCGATGCCCGGAAACTCGGTCTGACCGAGCGGATTCTGCATCAGCGAAAGCGCGAGCGCGGTAGTAGCCGACATAATCCATACGCCGGAACTCGGCGGATTGTTCGCCGCGATAAACGCACCGAAGAGCGTACGAATGTCGGCACGAACATCTTCCGCGTCGGAACCAGCCGACGGGATTGGTGTTGCTGCGTTGGTGATCGACGCCGGCGACACGTTCGAAACCGCCGCCTTACCCGGATCGATGAAGTCGATATCGAGCCGTTCACGCAGCGCCGCCGCGAGTTCGTCACGGATCAACGCGTCTGCCGCCATACGCGAGTCGCGTAGCAGTTCCATCGTAGTAACTGCGATATTCGCAACCTTAAGCGGCGTCAGCGTCGTTCGCGAATAGCTCCACGAGGTAAGTGGCTTGGCTTTGCCTTCGCCTACCCAGTAGCCGGAACCGGCGGAAGCCTGCGTGACGAGTGGCACGTTGAACGGTACGCGTCGAAGTCCCGGCACACCACCCGCGCCGAACTTCCCGAGAATCGTTTGCGGGCGCAGCCATTCCACGAAGTCCGCGAACGGTCCACCCTCGGTGACGAGGTATCCGGCCCACGCGTCGTCGATGGTATTCGCCGCCGGCACCGCCGCCTTCGGCGTAAGTAACGCGTGCAGCCGCTCGTCGTCGGGATAGAGATTCTTAGCGATTACTCGCGCCGGCTCGTGGTCGATATACGCGAGTCCTTTGCAGCGCGCGTACCGAGCGAACGCAATGCCCGGCTCCAATTTCACCGGCACTTTCTTGAGTTGCAACACGCTAACGTTCGAACCGCTCGCGTGTCCCGGCGGATTCTGTTGCTGTACCGGTTTCGCGGCTGCCGCTTCTACTGCATACATCTTTTTCCAGCGTGCCACGTCGCCTTCCAGCGCGCCGATCTCTTTATTCAGCGTATCGACTTCCGCTGACTCGGCTTCATCGGTGGAGCGGTTTTCACTCGCCGATAATTCCATGATAGTCCGCACCGCTTTCTGCTTGTCGGCGATAGTCGCCTCCAGCTTCGCGATGTGCTCTGCGATATTCATTGAAGTGTAATCCTTCGTTGCTATGTTGAATTCCGCTTGCGCGGTCCGCAGCGCGGTAGCCTGTTCACAGGCAGATTGCTGCTTCGCAAAAAAAGTAGCGGCGCGCACGCCGGACTAACCGTATCCATATGGCGGGACGGTTATTCCAAATCTTCGTTACCAATTTCCTATAGCCAAGACGACGCATCATCTTGTTAAAGTTCAAACTAGTTTCTTTTGCGGAGTACCAGCGCGCGCGATAAGAAAATTTTTTGAAGTGACCGATGGAGTAACTGTTATATCCGTTCGCAACTATCAACATCCGTGGACGATTATCGGTCAGAACTTCCTCCGCGTGTTCCAGCGAGTTCTCGATATGTTCAAAGTATTCGCTAGCCACCATCAGATCGACGTGCTTTATGCCGGTCGAAGACGGCACCATTTCAAAGCGGGATTCCGCGACCGTATGACAGACTTCGTATTGCCAGCCGGGCAGATTAGTACCCACGACTCTCGCCGCCGGAAACATTTCCGCGAGCGCGGCGGTAGTAAAACCGAAACCGCAACCGAGATCGACGACCGAATGTACAGGACCAAGTACATCAGCCAAGCTGCGGTAGCCGTCCAGCGCCTTCGGATTCTGGATGGCCTTTACAGCTTTGCTCGAATACAGTATCCAGCAAGTCCACAGATCGCATACATAGTACGGATCGGAATACACCGTGTAATCCGGAACGCCGCCGGATAGCGACGCATACCACCGCTTCTGAAGCCTCTCAATCTGATTACCGTCGCGCGCTGCACCTTTCGTACGGATTACCCGCAGTTGATCCGCAATAGAATCCGTCGCTATCGCTACGTCAATCTCCATGTACTTGCGGCACTCGTTCAATAGCCAACGCAGATCGACCGCAGTAGTACGACGTAAAAAAGGTGCCGGCGCAGCGCACGCCGGCACAAGCTTCGCGACGATGTTATTTGCTCAGTCTGACCGCGCCGTTCGGCAGACGCACGGATTCAATCTCGACAAGGCGAATCGCGCCACGATCCTTCGCGGCGTACGCTTTAATGCTGGTGATCGTCGCGTCTTCGTTCGCGGGAATCGTCACCAGCGACAACTCCAATACTTCGGTTTCGAGAAAGTGTAAACCGCCGTTATCCATCAGCGCGTACTCGATGGAGCGAAAGCCAATCGAGACGCCGCGCACCAGCTTCGCCTTCACCGACTGCCACGCCATATCGAGTCGGTTCTTCAAGTCTCCCGGCTCGTCTATTTGGGCAATTTCGGCTTCGAAGTTGATGCCTTTCTTCGTCGGCTTTTCAAAGTGCGCGAAGCCGACAGGCTCGTCGGCGCGGTGCTGCCAGAGCAACGGCGTCGGATTCTTGAACGTAACGCCGAGCGGTTCGATGATGTCACCCATACGGTCCGGCGTCGGCGTCGTCGCGACGCCACGCAGCGTGCGCGAGGCTTCGTCCACCGATTTGATGGTCAGTACCGAAAACATCTTGTTCATTTCATCCTCCCAACGCGAATAGCTTTAACGGCTTCCGTTCAAGGTTGATCGAGTTCGCGCAGCCTATCGCCATCACGACCGCTACAGCGGCGTCGATCTTGTTAATAGATTTATTCTTCGCCAGCCAACCGTTTTCCCACTTGTCCGTTTCTTTTACCGCCGACATCATCGCGGAGATCAGGACGGGATTACGGCGGAAGCGCACACGGCCTTCATAAATCGCTTCCTCGGTAAGCCGCAGCGAACCGGGGAACCATAAGCCTTCAACGTGGACACCCGCGCGCGTCGCGGCCAGTTCCATTTCCGGCGTCGGCTTCGCCTTTCGTACACCACCTTGCGGATGCTCTACGAACGGCAGCGAAAGGCCGAGCGCGTGCACGTCTTCCTCGAAGCGCCGGAACGCATAGCGGTCGTACCCGACCATACTGATGCGAAAGTTCCGGTCATATTCCACCAGCGTCTGTGCGACGTGGCGGTATGAGATTGTTTCTCCCGGCGGCGCGTGTAAGTGCCCCTGCTCTACCCACAACGGATATGGAATCTTGTCGTGTTCCGCGCGCGCGTGAATCGTATCGCGCGGCGTCCACGCTTCTACCCACACGTCGAACGTCGGCTTGCGCAGAATGACTTTCTCGCCGTCCTTGTTGATACATTCCACTTCGACTTCGCCGGTCTTCACCGCCGCGCCAAGCGCGGTAAGATCGCGGACCTGCGAGAGATCGAGCGCGAGCGCAATCGGCTGCCCGTGATATAGCTTCGGCTCGAAGTCGTGTACCAGCGGCTCCAATGTTTCGCGCGAGAGCCACGCCGACGCTGCATCAGTCCACGTACAGAAGTGAAGCCGTAAAATGTTGTTCTGCTTGCTCGGAATGTTCTTAGCCTGCGCGACGACGCCGGCCAGATACTCTTCGGTGATCGTCACGCCGAGCAACGGGTTGGCCTTCGGCCAGACTGCCGGATCATTCAACGGATCATCGCCGGGAATCTTCACGCCGTTTTCGACGCGCGGACCATCTAGCGCGCATACATAGCTGAACGTTGAATCGTCCATTACCTGACCGAGATACGTCAGGTCATTCGGCGCGTCCGGATTTCCCGCCGCGACTTTCACGGCCCACTCGTGTTCGGCGTAGCAGACCGAGTTCCGGTCGCTACCGCTGTTCGTAATCATCACCAGTAGCGGCTGACGCCGGAACTTGAAACCGCGCTCCAGCATTTCCACTACGCCGCCGTCCGGATGCTCGTGAAGTTCATCGACCAGCGCCATATGCGGTCGCGGTCCGCTTCCCGTCTTCCGCGTTTCACGTGAAACAGGGCGGAAAAATGAACCAGTTGCATGATATGCCAGATTGTAGACGCGGCCTTCACCACCGCTGCGCGTTAGCCGGCTATCCAAGTCCGGCGACTGCGCCACCATCTTTACGGCGTCTCGGAACAGAATGCCCGCCTGATCCTTCGTCGCGCCGGCGGAGTAAATCTCCGCACCCGGCTCGTCGTCTACCATCAGCCCGTACAAGCCGATGCCGCCTGCGAGCGGCGACTTGCCGTTGCCTTTGCCCATTTCGATATACGCGCGCCGGAAGCGGCGAAAGCCGTCCGGCCGATACCAGCCGAAGAGCGAACCGATAATAAAATCTTGAGACGGCTCCGACTTGAACGGGAGTCCTTCGAACTGCCCGTCTGACAGGTGTAACTTCGATTCGAAAAATAAAATAGCGCGCTCGGCTTTATCTGCGCGCCAGCGAAGTTCGCGCCGCTGTCTATCGTCCAGATGCCGCTGACACGCGTTACGCACATGCGGTCCGGCGATAATCTCGCCATCGACTACCTTGAATGCGTACGTGGTCGTGCGATCAGTTGAAGAACGGGTCTGCTGCTTTTCCGCGTTTCGTTTTCGTCGTCCCACTCGCCGAGTCCATCAGTTGAATCTTCGACCGCGACGCCGGCGTGAATCCAAGATGATCCGCCGCGCGCAGCATGATGACGGCCTGCCGGTTGATAATCGACAGAAACGGATTCTGCATTGGCTCGCCTTTTACCGGCGACTTAATCACTAGTCCAAATTTTTCCACCTGCTCCGTCGCGTTCCGATGCAGACTCTGCGCTACTACCCATACGATCAGCACCGAGCGGTCTAACTTTTTCAGAAGTCCCGCCGGCGCGTGACGGACCGCGTAACGGTAGCCGGCTCTTTGTTCCGTCGTTAGCCACGATGGTGCGTCTCTCAGGTCGCCTTCCGGAATTGGTTCATTCCGGTTCAGCTTCCGGTGTCCCCGATTGCCTTCGATAATCTTGAGGTGTGTCGGTTTCGGTTTTGGACCGGGCATCTCTACGCCGCCTTTTTATACTCGTCGGAAAGGATCACCGGGACGGTATACCGCCACCGGACTTTATGGTGAATCCTCGCATACGTGCTAGGCATAACGCTAATCCTGACCGACGACGGCTGATACATTACCGAGTAAAACGACTTCACGAACGTCCCGCGATCCTCATAGATGCCGGACATTCCGCCGTCGTTCGTCTGCGTCTGCATCTGTTGCAGCGCGACGTTCGGAATAGTCAGGAACACGCCGCCGCGCGAGCCGAGATTGGTGTAGGTGTTCACGTCTTCGTTGATCCGGCCGAAGAACTGGAACGGCCTGTCTACCGAACAGATCAGGCTATTCATACATTTCCGTTTCGGCTTCGTCCAGTTCCCGTCGCGCCCACCAAGGAAGTCGCCGCCTTGCGCCATCGCGAGAGATAACGCGGGAGTGGCTTCGTAGTATTCGAGCATCGCCGTGAAAACCGCGTCCAAATTTCGAATATCTTTCTTGTGGATATACTCGCCGTGCCCGTTTCGTTTGTGGCGAAAATCCACATAGTCGTCGTCAAGCTGTACGAAGTATTTGAAGCCTAGTTCCTTCGCGATTTCGAAACACGCATTGCGCGCATAGATAATTGCCCGCCGATCATTGAAGTTGTCGCCTTCGTCTATCTGCTCCGCGATCCGTTTCTTGTCGAAGATATATACGAGTTCCCCGAACCGTTCCCGATATTCCGGCTCGGTTTCGTCTTCGTCGTCTATGACAATACGCACCGCTCCGGTATAACCGGACTTCATCAGCGTGTCGTACGTATAGACGCGATCCGCGCGCGCGTGCGTAAGGACGAATGCCACGAAGTCAGTCCTCATCTGGCGTCGCCTCACTATCGCCGTAGGAGTCGGTGTAAATGTTCTCGATCTTTTTCGACATTTCCACGTAGCCATACTCAATAGCTTTATCGAAGTCGATAATCACCAGCGCGGACTCTTCCATCAGCGCCTGCATTTCCGCCGTCGCGTGACAGTAGTATTCCGCAATCTGGTGGTAATCGAAGACGGTATGCCGCGCCGCCGCCAATCGCATGAACTCTTTCTCTTCCTCGCTAATCGACGCCGCGTCAATCTTCGCGCTTAACTCGTTAGTGCGTACCCTATCCACCAACGCGTATAGCTCCGGACGTTCACCCGTCGGCTCGTATACGACAGAATCCGTCTTCTGACTGTACTCCGGATCATTGTCACCAAAGAGTGACGACAGTTCGTTCGGCGCGAAGCCTATAGTATTCATATCGAATTTCAGATCACGCAACTCGCCTAACTCCAAGGCGAGCATTTCCGAATCCCATTCGGCGTTCATCGCGATTTTATTATCCGCGATGATATACGCGCGCTTCTGCGCATCGGTCCATCCGTGGGCCGTCATACACGGCACCTCCGTCAGTCCTAGCTGTCTCGCCGCGAGTACCCGACCGTGACCCGCGATGATCGTACCGTCTTCGTCCACGAGAACCGGCGTCGTCCACCCCCACTCCCGCATCGAACCGGCAATCTGCGCAATCTGTGCTTCCGAATGCAGTCGCGCGTTCCTCGCGTACGGAATAAGCAATTCAATGCTTCGTCGTTCGACTCGATCCGCCGGCCACTCCGGTTCCGCCTTCGTCTTCGTCGCCTTTCGCTTCATTCGCAAATCCCTATTTTTATAGTGTTTGCATAACACACA